GTTTCGACCGTGCCGCCAGACAAGACCGTTTTGACCGTGCCGCCAGACTCGACCGTTTCGACCGTGCCGCCAGACGCGACCCTTTTGACCGTGCCGCCAGACAAGAGTTGAACAATACCACCGAGCATAATTTCAATTTCAGCCCCGCCGCAAATGATGTGCTTTCCGCCCAATAGGATCGGGGCCTTACCTCCATTGATTATATTCCCGGCGGCGATCACTTTCAGCTTGGCCTCCCACTTGGCTTTGATTGAATCTTTCAGCCATGCCGGCGCTTCTTGGTCGATGCGCAGTTTATACTTCGATATATCCACCAGATCGGCTGTGTTTTCGGGTCGATATTCAATTCTACACCAGTTAGCTTCACGGCCCTCGGCTGGCTCCTTAAATCCACCGGCCAAGAGCAAATACTCATGGCTGTCGGTATATTCGGAATGGTAAACGTCTCCATTTTTTCTACCGATTGCGGATAGATAGTTGCACATTGCTTCCTCCTTTTGAGATTGATTATTCTCCGAAAAGTTCTGCTACGGATTTATCCAGCACTTCGGCTATTAATACAAGCCGAGGGCGCGATAGTATCATGTTGCCCCTGATAAGGCGGCTGATATAAGACTGTGGTATTTCTGTTTTATCGGCGAGTTCCTGCTGAGACATCTTGCGCTCGAACAGCGCCTTCTTTAACGCCAGATTATACTCGATAGCCTGCATTTCAAAATCCTCCGATTTTAAAGTTATGACAAAATAAATCAATAGAGCCTCGTTGTCAACAATAATCGTATTCCGCCAAAAAAGCGCCTTATATCACCACTAAAAGAATTTTCTTGACAACGGGAAGTAGTTGTATTAATATGGGGCAAGCCAAAAGGAGGTCACACAATGTCCGAGTCTGATTACGCCGAGCAGGAAGAAGATCGCAAGCAGAAAAAAGCAAAACTGATTCAGGTATTAAAGAACTACAAGTGGGAGCTTTTAACATTAGAGGAACTTGAAGAAATCATTTATTCGTATTTGATAGTATAGGAGGAATAAGTGCTCCGTCATATTAAATTAGACGATGGGGGCGCATGGACAGACGAAGGTGTGCTTTGTCCTAAGTGCGGATATGATTGGGGTCCGGGCGACTGGATCAAAAGCGAGACAATCGAATTTGAGTGTGATTGCGGAACAAAATTGAAACTCGAAGAATCGGAGATTGCAGTTCCGATTTACAGGCTGACCATAAGAGAATAATACCGAGCAGGCCGGGCGGCGTGGCAACGATGATCCACGGCCCCGATTGCGAAGGGGCGACTGCGCGGATCGCAAAGTCAAGCTGGTTTGAATCCGGCCCCGGCCTCTCGGTAAATTAAAGGAGGAAAAATGAAGGTCAAAGCGGTAACTAAAGAAGATTGGAGCGCGTGGGATAAGATAGCCAAGTTTCAAGATAAGATTCTGACATTCAAAGATGTCCCGGCGATCCGCGAGTATGGTCTATATATGATAGAGCGGATACGGGATTATGAAAAGGGTGTCGTGGATATAGTAAGGGTGGACAGAAGTGAAATATCCTTCATTGTCCAGCGGCTTGAAGAACTCAGATGTGATATTGCCGACAAGCTCAGGAAGATTATAAAACAGCAATATAAGACCGGCGCTATTGGGGTTTACTGGCAGAAGAAAGAAGTTATTCCTTTTGTCTCGATTGATAACCTTGAGGCCACTACATTTTTCACGCCGGAAGATGTTAATATAGTCAGGGGAGGAGAAGTTAATGCTGACAGCAAAACTTAAAGAATTAAGGAAGGGCCATATCGGCGCGTCTGAAGTTCCCGCTCTGTTCGGAGAGCATATCAAGCTCACGGGGACGGACTTGTGGTTAAAGGCCGCTTTCGGCACTGATGATGTAGAACTAACATCTTCTGCCATTAGAATTGGGGAAGATTTTGAAAAACCGTTGCTTGGGTGGGCGGCAAAAGAACTGAATGTAGAGATTTCGGTTGAGCCTGACGATCTGTTTGCGGTTTGCGAGGAGCACCCGATTCTCGCCGCCACTTTAGACGCAAAAATCAAGCCATTTCCATCCAAAGAAGCCATTGAGGCGAAAACATCGAGCATGGACGGTGATAGCGGCGGCAAGGATAATGAGTGGGGAGAGCCAGGAACCGATCAGATTCCTAATCGAGTGATTCTTCAATGCCAAAGCCAAATTCTTTGTCATGGATTAGATCGAGTGTACGTCTCGGCGCTTTTAGGCAGAATGGGTCTGAGAAGGGAACTTTATAAAATTGAACGCAATGACGCTATAATCTCAGCGATTATCCAAAGGGCGGAGGAATTTTGGGAGAAATATATCATCACCAAGCTTCAACCGCCAGAAAGCCTTTACGGCCTTGGGTGTATTGATGTCATCAAAAGGATTCAGAGACAGCCTGCCACCTGGGCGGAGATCGACGAAGCTCTAATCTTCGATTGGGACGCCAAGCGCAAGGCAAGGTTGGAAGCAGAACACGCAGAGGATGACGCCCTTGAGCGTATGTTGACGCCCCTGAAAGACGCGGAGGGCGTTCACCTGTCCGATGGCCGGACGCTGGAATACTTGCCGACAACCAAGAGTATCCTCGACCAGAAGAAGTTCAAAGCGGAACAGCCTGAACTCTATGAGGCGTTTTTAAAGCCCTCTATTTCACGCACACCCAGATTGAAAGGGACTATCAATGAGTGAAGAACAGCAGGAATCCACAGAGGTAGCAACGCACACCCCGGCATCGACACAGACAATTCAAACTTATGCTGGTCGGGGATTAAACCTGACCACCTTTGATGAAATGTGGAGATTTGCCAAGGCCGTTGCCGCATCGGGTCTTGCGCCGAAGGATATGCAGAAGCCTGAGACGCTTTTAGTGGCAATCGAAATGGGACTTGAAGTTGGCTTGACGCCGATGCAGGCTATCCAGAATATCGCCGTGATTAATGGACGCCCCGGCTTGTGGGGTGATGCAATCCCCGGCCTTGTGCGCAGCAGCGGCCACCAAGAGTATTATAAGCAGGAGAAGATTGGTACACCCAGCACAGATGGTTATGGTTATAAGGTTACGAGCAAGCGCAAGGGCGACCCGAATCCAATCGAGACAACTTTCACGGTGGCCGATGCTAAGAAAGCAAGCTTATGGACCAAGGCCGGACCGTGGACATTCTATCCTGATAGAATGCTACTTAATCGCGCAAGAGCCTTCAATGCCCGCGATAACTTTCCCGATGTACTCAAGGGCATGCGGACGGCGGAAGAAATCATGGATACCGATTTTGAGGTATTAGATTCTACGCCTCTTGCCGATGGCGACAAGACGAACCGGCTGGCGGAGAAACTGACGAAGAAAGAAGAAGTCGAAAAGGTTATTGAGGTTATGGAAGAAGCAGCATACCCGCCCATTTCTGACACGGCGGCCTTTGTCGAACAGGTCGAGAAAGCCACGCAAGAGCGTATTCTTAACGGTCCTCCGCTTGTTGACGGTGATGTGATAAAAGCCGAACCGCACCAGTCGCCGCAGGAGTCACCGCAGGAGTCACGGCCAAACGATACTTTACCTACCGGCCAAGTGAAAGCGGGGAAGGCGAGTTACATTCTCAAAAAGCTGGAACTCCGAGAAATATCTATGCCGGACTTGCGGCGTGTAACCAAGGAACTCGGTATCAAGTTCGGCATCCCGCAGAACCTCACCGAGGAAGAAGCCGGTAGGATATTGGAGAAGTTATAAACAATCCAGAAGGAGGCTGTAATGCCAGAGACAAAAGCAGTAATAGATGTGTGGATTCCCGTCGTGGGCGCGCAAGAACAGATGAAAAAAGTGGTGCGTATTTATGATTTAGACACAACGCTCAGAACTGTTTTGGAAAATCTGCCATTGGATGCAGATGATATTAGGCTTGAGTTTGCAAACGAATAGAACTTTGCGGGCTGTCTAATGCGGCCTTTGGGTGATACGGCAGCGGCCAACTACCATTAGGCCAATACGGAGTAGATGGGGAATAGCTAACTCACCGAAAAGTATTGGAAGATAAAGTAGCGGCAACCGTATGGGAAGTCTGGTAAGGTGGGAAAATCCAGCGCAAAGTTATGACAACAAGGGCCGGGCGGCTGACTGCCATAGGCCGTAAGGCGGAGGGCATGTTCATGTCTATGGGTTTGGCGGACAGCAGAGAATCAATGCCGCAAGGTGAGTCTGCTTATGCTAAGAGCCGGTTCGAGTCCGGCCCCGGCCCTGTCTAAAATTGCGGACCTTGGTGTAATGGCTGCGCGACCGGGGATGGCCCGGAGGGAGTCGGATAGCCACCGACAGGCCCGTACAAAATCTTGAAAGAAGATGAATAATGACCGAGCCTCAGTATTGTTCCGAACCGGACTGCGAAGTTGATTCTTTACTTGATGCAGGTTACTACTGTTCCGTCTGCAAACGCTGGATTTGCGAGAAGCATTACAAAGAGAAACACCAGCATTGCCGGGGCTGCGCTACGGACTTGCCACCGGAAGCCGTTGATCCACGCGATACAAGAATATAGGGCCGGGTGGCGCAAGCCGGGGTCTGGGACGAGAGACCTGCGTTCGAGAAGCGGTCGCCCGCCGGGATGTAAACCAACCGGCCCCGGCCTTTTAAAATCCGGAGGAAAGATGAAGATTTACGAAGGACCAGGAAAGTCAAGAGAGGCGTGGAGCCGGGGACGCGGACGAAAACTTGTGATAAATATAATTCAGGGCGGGGCAGAACTACCCATATTTATTTCTCCACGCAACGCCAAGCGTGTGATAGACGAGATTCGCAAGGCGATCAAGGAAAGTGAGGGAAAATGATCTTCGACTGGACTGATCCCGAAAAAAGGATACTGGATGAAATTGCCGATCCCGCAATGGGGGAGGAAGATATTATCTTCGACTACGCCGCCCTGATCGTCTTAACTGGCTATGGCAAGCCCGATCCCCGCATTGATACTGCCAAGATCAACGCGGCAATCGTCAATCGCTGGTCCAAAACGGCGCGTGATCGGATCAAAAAGGCGGCCTGGAAAAAAGTGGAAGCGGCGTGGGCAAACGAAAGAGAGGGGGGAGAATGAAGGCAGAATATCCCGATGGTGAAAAGACAAAGGGAATCAGCACTGGATCGAGCAAGGGTTGGTACACCAAGGACTTATTCTTTCTTGAGTGCTGGTGTGATGGTTTTTACGGCCAGACTACTTTCGACCGCGCAGCGGCGAGGAAACTCCAAGAAGAACTTCGCCTGTTCTGCAAGGGGGAGGAATGATGGACCTCGAAACGTTTTGGAAGGGCCTCGGCGCGGAAATAGCCACAAGTCCAATAGAAAAAATTCCGGGCGGTATATTGGCATTGTGGACAGTGCAAGGCAACTACATCGGCTTTGTTCGCATCCTGCCCAATGGAGAACATGATTGCTATTTATTCGATCCCTACGATGCCGAGCGGGTCCCGCTGGAAGTGCTGTGGAAAGGACTGGAAAAGAAAATGGCGGAACGAGCGGCAAGAGGCAATTATGAACCTCGAATGAAAGAAGCCGAGGCCGTGGTTATTTTACGCTACAATCCCCTGTACGGCTATCAAGTGTGTACGGGCAACTTTAATCTGATAACCGATTATATTTATAGCCTTGATCCCCGCGCTTGTATTATCTCCGCCATCGAGCGGCTTATCGAGGAGGCCGAGAAATGACTGACAAATCGCGGGTGAATCCTCTCGTTGCTGAGATCAGAAGTCGTGGTTTGTATTGGGGCGAAGTTGTAGAAAGGCCGGGTGGTGAACAAATACTAAAGGCTGAAATGGCCGAGCTTTTGCGACAACACGGCCTTGAACTTTTGTGGATTATCAAGAATTGGGCGGACATGAAACATGAGGAGGCCGAGAATGAAAGCAAGTGAGTTTCTCGCACTTTGTGAAGACAACTGGGAGGTGGCAAACTGCGAAGTGCAGGCCGCTATGGGACATACTTATTCTGAAGGGCTTTATATTGATAGCCCCGAAGAAAAACGCCGCGCCGATGCTGTCCTTGAGCGCGAGGTCGAGGACGCGCTGTTCAAACTCGCGGATGAAAAGGATTTAGGCTTGACCGGGTTTCGTGACCAAGAGTATAAGGATGTCAATGGAAAATGGACATGCTTTATTCGGTTCCAACTTGCACTTAGGGCGCGAGATGGGGATACAATAATGATGGTATTTGCCAGCAATAAGTCTTGGCTCATGGCCGCCGCGCTGGTCGAACTAACCACGGAGAGAAAATGATTATTACTACTCCCGGCAAATATCGCCTGCTTGCTCCGTTATTTACGCGGAACACAATCAGTTGCGGCACTATACCAGCAGGCCAAATTATAGAAATTACACAAGTGGATTCGTGCCTGCATAAAGCTATTGGCCCTAAATTACTTGGCTGGTGCTATTGGGATATAGACGCTGAATCAGTGCCGAAGGAGGCTTCCGATGGAACTGCTTGACCTGACAAAGCTGACGGAAAGGCTTGAGCGAATACAAAATTATTATCCGCCTGAAACTGCCGTACTGAAGCGATATGTAATAGATGTATCCGATCTTCTTGCCGAGGACGTGGCGCTGCGGAAAGAGAACGAAAGACTCCGGGCCAAGCTCGAAAAGGCCATAGTAGAAATTAAAACAGTCCGCCCTCTTATGGTGCGGACATTTCGGATGCTCTTGTACTGGCATGAGGAGTTTGGCAACCGCCGTACAGACGATGACGAACAAAGTTTATTGTTAGACCAGATGGAGAAGGCCATGACAGGGCCGAAAGAGGAATATAACCGTGGCGTTGATACGGCCTATCACGCCAATGACGCCTTAATTACTTCGCTCAAGGCCAAACTTGAGAAGGTACGGACTGGTTTAGAAATAATAGTAAACAAGAGGCAGCCGGTGGACAACCTGATGGGCGACAAAGATATTGCTGCCATCCTGCTCGCCGATCTTGATTCAGCCGCAGATACGCCCTTTGATACTTTGATGGATAAGCTCCGCGAAACCAAGATTCAGTCTATCGGCCAAGCCGAGGCGAACATGGCAAATGACTCTGACTTAGCCGGAGAAGTGGAGCATTTTAATGATGAGTTTGAACGCTAACAGGAGAAGTGGAGGCGAAAGATGTCGGAGCGTGAACTTAAATCGCCACGCTGGACCGGAGCGTATTCAGGCAGCATTGAACGAATAACCCAAAAGGAAATGGATAGACTCGAATCCTCCAACTCTACACTTATGGAAACGGCTCAAGCTTTTTGCCTGAAGTTTCTGGCCTATGTCAAGTCCAACGAGGGCGACCGGATACCGGCTTACTATCATACTGAGTTTACAGCACTGAGAAACCTGGTCTTGCCCGAAAAAGAAGTGGAGGAGAAAGATGCGTGATAGTGATGCCGGGCGTAGGCAGGAACTTGCCATAGAGAATGCCGCGCTCAAGGCCACCAACCTTGAATTAGAGCAGCAAGTAGCACACTGGAAAGCATCTTACTACCCACTCAAGGAAGATTTTGAGGGTCTGCGGAAAAATGTAGCGGGCCTCGTAACTGATGGTGTCTTGTCTGATCTTAAACTCAAGGCCGAGGTCGAGAAGCTGGAGAAGGTGCTGGATAAGATATTAAAGGTTGCCGTCCTATACTATCCAGATTATACGCCCCTACGGAAGCAGTTTGACGAGATAATCAGCATCGCCCGCCAAGCGCGGAAGGAGTGAAAGAATGACAAAACTTGAAGAATTACAGGCTGAGTTCAAACTAATTAAGGCGGAGCTTTCTGCTGCACAACGGGCACTAAATGAATTGGAAATAGATAGAAACGCCTTTAAAAGCGTTGCGGTTTCGCTATCAAAGGCCCTCGAAAGATACCATAAGGAGTGAAAGATGAAAGTAAGCATCCACGCTATTGCACCAGCTATAATTCTTGCGGCGTTAGTCGGCGGCCCGTTTCTTATCAAGGCATACCTCATGTATATTTCTTGGCTTTTTGAGGAGGCTTGTCCATTTACTACTTTGTGGCCTTCGTGGCCTTTTACATGGTAAAGGAGCATCCAATGACCACTGAACAGATAGCCGAGGCGCTGGGGCTAAAAGAGGTTGAGTACCAACCATCTGATCAGGCGGGAAGTAATGTCTATGAGAAGCTATGGGTCAACGCTGATGAATCGTACTGCTACGGGAGTCTCGGCGAAGTAGAGAAGTGGCTTGCCTCTCCCGATGGAGAAAAGGCCGTCCGGGACAAAGTGCGGGAACTGTGGTGTGAGGGTTACAGGTGCATTGATTTAGTTCTGCGCGACAACGGACAGGTTTTAGGCTTGCTCGACGAAATGGGCGAGCGTCGCAACTTTATTGACGCTGTCGAGTCCTCCGCGTGGCTTGCCGCGCTGGAATTTTTATGGGAAAGGAAAGAGAAATGAGCGACAATCTGGTGTCTGGACTACACGATCAAATTTGTCGCGCAAAAGAGATACTTCCGCATTATGAGGCGGTTCCAGCAGGAGCCTTTGGCGCAATAATGATCCGAGCCGCAATTCAACAAGGGGAAAGCGCCTTATCCGGTGGGAATATTGAAGAAATGATTAGGGCGCACAAATTACTTGAGGGGATTGCAGAATGAAACGCTTACTACTTCTACTACTTCTCCTGCCGGTGCTGTCATTACCGGCGCGACGTGGGGCACGATAAAGAAGGAAAAGCGTCCAGGTGCGATTTAATATCAAAAATACAATAATAGATTTAGCTCTAATAGTTTGGTTATCATCCGGTGTGCTTGTCGGGATTGCGGCCCTTGCCGTTATATTTAATAGCCACGAGAACTGTGTTGAAGATAACCGTAACTACTTGCAACAACGAGGATTCTATTATATCTTAACGGACTCGACTCAACAGTTCTATGTATTAAACGATCACAACTATCTTTATTTATACAGAGATACGACAGCCTATCATAACTATTTAAGGAAACAAGAACTTATAGAACGCGAAAAGCTGTTGTACCTAAAACACTTACTACTTGGCAATAACAAAGGAGGGATAAAATGAAGCTCATCTTTCTACTACTTCTCCTGCCGGTGCTGGCCGGAGCACAGGTTGATTCTTCAAATGGATATTGGAGGTTTATCCCATACCAAGCGAGAGGAGGGGGGCCGCTTTCTCGCTACTCTTTCGGGCATTGTGAGTGGGTTCCCGCTGTCATGTCCCGGCACAAGGCGGAAAAAGAATGGCAGGCGATATACGATTTCTGTGTGGCGGCCTTCGACCACGATCTTGCGACCATATTTGGCAAAACCTACATAGTCAACTTGGATTGTTTTGCCGATCATCAAACCATACTGTGCCCGATTTGTAGAAAAGATTGGTACAAGGGAAGTAATACTCTTATTCTCAAACATAAGGGCAAAATCATCGACCGCATTAAAGCCGTTAAGTTATTTCCACCGCGCGGAATTTTTCAATGGTACGCCCTGCCCTCGCATCGTGGGGACGGCCCCGTAACGCATGAGCACGGCAAGCACTCGTGCGTCCTCTATTTTGATGGTCTAACAATAAAAGAACAGTCCAGGCAGCAGGCAACTATGCCAGTGATGCCGACAAAATGGTCAGTGGAGGGCAAGATATTTGCACTTCAGGCCCGCCTTGACTCCCTTGAGGCGAAGTTGTCCAGGGTGCATATCGACTCGGTTATGGTTGCAGGTGAGTGGAGTTTCACGCCTAGACGGGTAGATCAGTATTGGATTCCACCGCACTGGAAGCAGATAATCTCATTCGACCCGGAGGGGGAATGACAAAGCGTGGGCATATCTTACCCGGTGAGTATCCGGGCTTAGTGCATCCGCCATACTCTACTGAAAGAGCGCCTGGCAATCTCTTTTAAGGAGGCCCCATGCAAGCCTTGACGCAGGAACAAGCCGAACGCGCCGCGAAATGCTGCGGTCCGCAGTGGGTGTCAGAAGTTGCCGTGATGTCTTTTACGCAGAGAACCGATCCCGACTTCTGGTTTCCGAGATTGTGGCAAGAATTAAGAATACGCTGCCCGAAGTTCAATATGATTGGCGACTCAAATGAACCCCGATTTGAATTTCATTTAGGAAGTAGAATTGTTTGGAATGATGATATGTTTCTCGCCCTGCTGGAGGCAATCGAGGCGCTGGAGGGGGAGAAAGATGAAGCCCTACGGCGAGTTAATCTCTTTTCTCTGGACAACTCCAATTAGGTATTTATTCTACTGGATTGCCGCAGTCGCCATTGGTCTTGTGATTATATTTTTTTCGCTGGCGAACTAATATCCGAGGAGAATTTAAAATGCGCGGAAAGATTGACATCCCCGAAAATAGAAAGGGGAGATAGATGAGGTTTATTGATTTAACAGGGCAACAATTCGGAAAATGGATGACCATACAGCAAGCACCGAACAAAGATGGGCGCACGACGTGGTTGTGCCGGTGCGAGTGTGGTACGGAGGCCATCATAAAGTCTTTCATACTACGCGGGGGTGAGTCAACCCATTGCACTGACTGTAATGGCCCGTGCAGGACAATTGATTTAATGGGACAGAGATTTGGAAAGTGGCTTGTAATCGCTGGGCCTTATCACAAAGGACGCCATGCTGGCTGGTTATGCCGCTGCGAATGCGGGGCAGAGGCGATATTGGGTGGAGCTTGTCTTCGACGAGGTGGCTCAAAGCAATGTCGTTCTTGTGCATCAAAGGGACATGGGTTATCACGAACTATAATTTACCATAGATGGGAATCCATGATGGGCAGGTGCTACGGCGATAAGCGCTCATTCTATAAAAATTATGGTGGGCGTGGAATTAAAGTTTGCGATGAATGGCATAACCCCGTGGCGTTTGTCGAATGGGCTTTAGCAAACGGCTACGAAGAAAATCTGTCTCTTGATCGTATTGACAACGACGGCGATTATTGTCCTGAGAACTGCCGATGGGCAACGTTAAAACAACAGGCGAGAAATAAAAGAACGTCTCGATTGATTGATATTGATGGTACTATAAAGACATTGAGCGAATGGTCTGAAGCGGCGGGTTTGTGTAGAGAAACAATTAGGTATCGCTATCTGCGCGGCTGGCCGAAGAATCAGTTGTTATGTGCACCCCCAAGCCATAGCAATCGAGTTTGTCCCTAACGCACTCCGAAGGGCGGTGCATGAGTTGGATTTGAAGCATAGGAGAAATGGGAAGGCCGAATGACCTGTATCTTCTGCGGCGGCATCGAACACGCTTGGAACTTCTTTCGTAAGAAGCGTTCACCTTGCCGGGTAGGAGATAACGCGGTCAGTATAGTATGCTCTACCTGTGTCCAGCGGTTACTGCGGGGCAAGAAAGAGACACTACAAAAAGCACTCGACAAAGCAACGGAACTTGACCGGCCAGATCAGGTGAAAGCGTTAAAGCATCTGGTGTTCGAGAATATATCTACTACGCTTTCTACGGAAGGCGTACGCGAACGAAAAGTAAGTCTGCGGCACAAAGGCGGCTGAAAATAGATCGTTGATTGTAGAGCACCGTAGGCGTCCAGTTACAACAAGGAGGAGAACAATGCGGCTTTTGCTTGATATATTAGAAGTACTTTTCTATTGGGTGATGATACTGGTCGCATATACTATATGTGCAATTCTTGTGGTAGTTGTTGGGCTATTCTGGCTTGCGAATGGACCGAGATTGGGCATAGAAAACAACGCATAAAGGAGCGTGAAATGGCTCTTAATTTAAGAAAATATAAAGATTCACCGCCGGAACTTCTGCGCGAGATCGAAAAATTGCGGGACGAAAACGATCATTTGTATTATTTGCTGAACGAATGGATGGCAGAACATGACAATTACGATTGGCTTTCAGATGAGACTCGCAAGGTACTGGATATAGCAGATAACCCGGAGGGGAAATGACCTTTTATCTTGCAAGTAGGTATGATAACAAGTTCTTTTTGCGCGGAGTGCGGGATAAACTTAGTGCAATGGGCCATGAAGTATTCAGTAATTGGATCGACGAAAAGGAGCCGCCGAATATACAATTAGATGAAGTGCCGGTTGAGAAACTACAAGAATACGCCTTACAGGACATAACAGAGATCGAGGAGGTTGATGCTTTTGTCCACTTTCAATCTATGAACCGTCCGAATATTCGCGGCGGGGCCTTAGTTGAGTTCGGCATGGCTTACATTTGGGGATTGGAAATGATTATCGTTGGCGACCGGGTGAATATATTTGACTTCCTGCCAGCGGTAACTTGTTTTCCGACGGTTGAAGAATTTCTAACTTGGGCGGAAAAGGAGAGCGCATGAATCTCTTTGATATTATAGAGTTATGTGGAAGGAATAAGTCTGGGGGATTTTTGGGCATTGGATGGGAACGTGAGGGCGTATGGCTGACCGAGAATAAACGCTTTTATGAAGATCGTTGCCATCGTCCTTACGAAAAGATAGTTGTTTCCCATTCCCTGAAAGATGCCTTGATGGATTATATTGACTCCAAGCTCCAATACTGCCGGAAGGTATATGCAGAAGCCGGTACAACGCGAGTTCGTATGCGCGAAGATGAGGCACTATTTTTAGAGGCCCGCGCTGAATTAGATAAAATTGCGGAAAAGGAGAAATGAAATGGAACTTAAAAGTCCAACTAAGTTGACAAATGACGAATGGAGAAACGCCGAGGGATTACAAAAGTTACTATGTATGCTGTTCGTGTTTGGCTCACCTATACTTATCGCGTGTATTGTGCTTGGCGTAATGTATTGTACCTATCTATTGGGACAGTGGGCGAAAACCTTATGACCTTTCCTGCTGGCTGGCCGTGTAGCTCAGAGACATGGAGAAAGCAGATGAAGGAACTCCGGGAACGGCCACTTGAATTATATTGGTACGAAGGCTATCTTTATATTAACGGCTCCTTGCATGGTTACGGCATGGAGAGGACAAGGCATAGGCCAAGAATAGGAGAGAAAAAATGAACTTTCCTTTGCCGGAAGCATTAAAGGAGTTAAGGAGAGCAACTAATGGCAATTTCAGTATTAATTCCCGGCAAGAGGTAGTTGGCGGCGAAACCATCACTATACGCGCAGGCGAAGTTGGCGAAACTCAGCGAAGTTTACAATATATATGTCGAGACAATAACGATATGAATTTTGATCCGTGGCTATGGGAACTTCAGGGCGCTTTAAACGCTATCCTGAAAGGACAAGGCTAAATGAGTCTCTTTGATAAGATTCTCATGCGCACATTGCGGAAAGAAGGAGAAAGAAGAATGAATCAAGAGGAATTTAATGAACGATCAAACATGCTGGATAGAATAGTGCAACTGAAGGCTGAATTAGAAATGGCGGAACTTGTCGAACGGCGATTGCGAACATCATGGGAAGAAGAATGCGCCAAGTTAATAAAGCTTCAAAAGGCATGGGATCGCCTAATTCATGTTATAGAATCCAAGCCATTGATACAGACTGAAATCGCTAATGCGTTGGAGAAAGAAGGAGTAGAAAATGAATAGAGCAGAAGAACGGCAAGCGATGCTGGATGAGATTGAAGCCCTGAAACTATCAAAAGAGTCCATACGATTAGACCTCAATCTCGCAAGAGCCTATTTATCCTGTGCGGTCAATAGCCTCGACTGGGACGGCTGGGAACGGAACAAGGGAAAAGTTTCACTGTTCTTAGCGACACTGAAGGAAGTATATGATGATTGATTTCATAATTCCCATAGGGAGTAGACATGGCAAAGATTCTTGCGATTGACCCCGGTTCGGAGCAAAGCGCCTACGTAATGTGGGATACAGAGCGCCATGACTTTGTTATTGACGGCGGTATAGGCGATGAAGCGGGTCTGCCTATTGACGAAAAGGCTATTTTGCCCAATGAAGAAATGCACAATGTCGTTAGTCGGGCTATAATCAATATTGGCATTGAGTTAATTGCTATTGAAATGATTCAATCTTACGGTCATGCAGTTGGCCGTTCAACATTTCAAACTATCCTTTTTATCGGTAGCATAATGCAAGCTGCCGGATACGAAATGGCCGTTGTTCCCACTGTAATTCCTGTCAGGCTTTACGCCCGCACGACAATCAAAGGAGCTTTGGGTGGGTGTAAAACTGATGCAGATGTACGACAAGCAATCAGGCAGAGATATGGCGAGGCCCGCAAAGGGGAGAAACTTGAAGGTGTTGTGAAGGATATTTGGTCAGCATTGGCTCTTGCTATTGTTTTGGAGGAAAACGACAAACTTAAAACATGGTAAACGGCGAGAAGAACTATATCCATGTTCAGATATTGTCGGTATAACTCCACGTTACTTCGGGGCGTGGACGCGGCGGTACTGGCTGAATCTCCACTACCGTACCGAAGTTACGGCATTCGGCCAGCCGCCGGCTTTTATCAAGAAAGGGTTACAAAATGAAATGGCTTTTAGGTGAAACGCTTTTGCCTTTAGAATTTTCTCGGCGCGGCCTGCGCTTTCTATGGCAACGACTATGTCGCGGATGGGATGATACTGTATTGTGGGATTTATATGCTCAACATACAGCATACATCTTACCACGATTAAGGGCCTTTCGAGATCATCATGCTGGTTATCCGGGTTCACTTACAGATAAGCAATGGCAGAAAATCTTAGATAACATAGTCGATGCGTTCGAGTTAATCGCAATCCGGGATGCTTGGGAATGGGGAAACGATAAAGGGCGGATAGAGAAAAACGAAAAGAAGATTAAAAAAGGCTTGCGATTATTTGCTAAATGGTATCTTTATTTGTGGGATTAGCGAGAAAGGAGAACTGATGTCGGGTTTTTGCCAGGTAGAAATAACGGGCTATGCGGGTAAAGACGCAGAGCTAAAGACTACCGCAGGCGGCAAGCAGCTATGTATATGGTCTGTGGCTTGTGGTAAGGACAAGTTTACGCAGTGGCATAATCTGCAAGCATGGGGCGAAATGGCACAATTAGCATCTACTTTAAAGAAAGGAGATAAATTTAAAGCAGTAGGTACCATTCAATATAATAAATATAAGGATAAGACATATACTAATATAGTGATATTTGAGCTAGAATTAGGGGCCTCGGTTACAAAGAAAGTAGGAGATACAGTTATAATTGCCGGAGAAACATACGAAGTAGTTAACGATGCGCCGCCAGCCGACGATAAAGACCTGCCATTCTGAGGAGGAAAGATGAATCTTGAAAAGTTTTGGGTAGCCGCCGGAGCCGTTCAGTCGATAAATAAAGACGATCATTATGTAATCATGGCCTTGCCGAACGGAACGGAAGTAGCCGTTGAAAATATGATCGCTGGAGAGACGGAAAGATGGATATGGTACGAACCTATTGATATGCCAATAACATTTTTGATAAAACTCATGGAGCAATGGAGCGGTAAAGAGGGCTATGATAGTACCTTCTATGCGTGTGGCGTGAACCGAGAGAACCGTAGCCCAACGTATCGCATTGAGTGGTTCGAGCCGGATATTCGCGTCGAGGCATATCCCCTGAAGAAAGCAATCATCCTTGCGCTTTGCCAACGCTTTGGTGTGGAGGTTTAAATGAAAAAGGAAAAACCTACAGAGGAACAGCGTAAAAAGGCTATTAAGTTTTTGCGGGACGCCGCACCTATTGCAGCAAAGCGCCTTGCGCCGGTATATGAGGCTTTGAATTGGCAATGGCGCGATATAGGGATACCGGGAGAAAGAGAAATTTTAGAAAGCATTCACGACTCAATCAATTCCTTTGATCGTCCTGATATTATCGCTTGTTCCAGTGGCGGAATAAGAGTACGGATCGGCATGGATGAGGACAACATGTATTGTGAAGCGGGCATTGAATTTACTTATTACTTACAGTCTAATGACATAGATGATGCGGAAGGAAGCGCCAAGCAAATAGAAAGGGAGATAGCAAAATGAAAGTCTATAATCCGAACGCGAGTTGCCCGAAGTGCGGACACAAAACTGCCACTACTCACTATCTTGGAGGATATTTAACAAGGAAATGTCCGCGTTGTGATTACAGCTGGGAAGAACTGCCGCTGGATTATCAATTCAAGTCTGACGCAGAAAGCATCGAGGCCCACAAGGATATTCCGATTCCGACAACGCCCCTGCCGGAGTTTATCTGTACGCTAAAGGCTATGGAAGCTGAACCCGAACACACCGCTCCACCTGCCGCAAAGTGCTGGTGCGGCCTGGAACTGAAAGCGGTCGGTATGCCGGACTTTATTGGAGATGACCGCCCTTGCACCCTTCATTACGAATGTTCTGAGCATGGAACCAACTATCAGCGCAAGCCGTATGCCGGTATCGCTATATCAGGCAAGGCGCGGTCAGGCAAGTCAACATTGGCTGATATGCTGGTGAACAAGCTCGGCGCTCCGTGGCATGTTGAGTCGTTAAGCGACGCCGTGCTGGAAGAATTTGCGAAAGAGAAGTGGCAGGTAGAATACGCGGAACATGGCCTTGGCCCTCTGATTATCGGTATCAATGCCAACAAAGAATTATTCCGGCCTGAGTTGATCGAACTCGGCCAGCGCCGCCGCGCAGAGGACCCGGACTACTGGATAAAGCGGCTATCTTGCAATCCGAATGCAATAATACCGAATTGCAGGTTCGTAAACGAGTACAATCACTTCATATCTAAAAACTTTTACATGGTGCGCGTAGATGCAACGCCCGAAGTCCGTGAAGCAAGAGGCTGCCCCGACTTGGATGATCCGAGCGAGACAGATTTAGACTCGATAAAAGCGTGGAATTGGGACTATGTAGTCCTGAATAATACAAGCCTGAACAACCTCAACTATCAAGCTGATCACATTGCTGAAATCGTCCTAGAGGGCATGAGGCCGGATTGCCAGTGCGGTTGCGATTGTAAAACTAAACAAGGAGAGGATAGTGGTAGCGATTAAGAAGGAACGCTTTAAGTATATCAATAATGCAGTGGTTGTGTCAGACTTACACTGTGGTTGTCGGATGGGTTTATATCCCTGCGATACATGGGAAGATTTGATAATGGATGGTGGGGCTACGCATAAGCCCTCTAAATTTCAAGTTGAGGTATTTGCTGTATGGAAAAAGTTTTGGGATGATTGGGTTTCAGAGGCCACACGCAAAGAGGATTACGTCTTGGTTGTCAATGGTGACGGCGTAGACGGCAGACATCACAATTCGGTCACTCAGATTAGTCAAAATATGTCCGACCAGAAGAAAATTGCCGAGGCAGTCTTGGGGCCAATCCTTGCGAAGCCCAAGTGTAAGGCGTTATATTGGATTCGTGGGACTGAGGCTCATGTCGGCCCAAGTGCAGAACACGAGGAAGATTTGGCTAAATCCCTTGGAGCGATTAAGAACGAGGAAGGACAGCATTCATCATATACTATGTATTTGCGGCTCGGTGGTGAAAAGGGTTGCCTGATTCATTTCGCCCACCATATCGCCGGAACGGGGAGAACACATTACGAATCAAGCGCGGTCATGGGAGAGATTGGAGATATGTATGTGGAGGCTGGGAGATGGGGCAATTCTGCGGTGGATATTTTAGTCCGAAGTCATCGTCATAGGTATATTGAAGTGAGAGTGCCGAGCCGACATGGCTATACCATAGGTTGCGTTACGCCGGGATTCCAAGGACCAACGCCATTTTCCAGGAAAATTGCCGGGGGAAGGCAATCTGAGCCGCAGGTAGGAGGAATAGTTATTCGGCAAGGTGATATGGATTCGTACACTCGCTCATTTGTTGTTGGTATGCCACGCGCACCTGAAATTATAGCAAAGGACAGGGTATAGGAGTCCATAATGGAGATAACATCAGAAGCACTTAAAGAGGCTTACGCGGAAATCGAGGCTTTACGCATAGAGCGACACACCCTGAAGTTCGTCTTTTCGGATGAACTGTTTGAGTTTATCACTAAGGCGTTGGGTGATCCTAAGTCACGGACTCCCGATAGATTGAGCTACAATGATGTGGCGGAATTATTGACGCGCAAAGGTTGGTGGAGGGGAACGGGCAATGCCCTATCTCAAGCGTACCTGAAAGACAAACGCAACAGGAGCAAGGATGATAGATAGTAATTTTTTGCTTCTCGAATTTCTTTTAACCATTTCCAGCAACGCCTATTATCATCCACGGTTTGTTCTGCCGGTATTCGCCGTGGACACGATGTATAACCGCGTATCGAACCTTGTCTTGGATGTAAATAGCCCTCATTTGTTTCATGGGAAGAACTTTAGCATATCAGTAGTCAAGTAATCCTTGACAGCTGGAGAAGGTGCTAATGCCAAGTTATTGCCAAGTTCGTTTACTCGGATATGCGGCTAGAGACGCGGATATTAGAGTTACTCCCGGCGGCAAATCGTTGGCTCTCTGGTCAATGGCTGTTCCTTTAAGCGAAGTTGTACAATGGCACAGGTGTCAGGCATGGAATAAGATTGCCGAGATTGCGGCAAGAATCCACAAGGGTGACTTGGTGGAGGTCGAGGGCACGATCTATTACCAAGAATATAAAGGCAAGGAAATGACTTATATTGTTGCTTCTCGCGTATATTTGTTTGGCCGACGCGCCATAAAGGAGGACGAAGGGATACAAACAGAGTTATCGCCGGAGGAGTTGGCAGAGAGAGATAAAGATTTATCACCTTAAAAGGAGGTTGCTGTGAAAAGATTCCTTTGGAGATTTTTCCAAAATGGGCTTGATGCTTTAATGATAGTATTCAGTATGAGGGCCGCCAAGACGAAAACGCCGTGGGATGATGAGATTGTCCGGCTGGCGGAATCCATCGGTGATAAGTTCATCCCTGGTCAGGTCAGTGCGGATGGTAAAGCATGGATTGATCTGCCTGCGATTACATTGTCTGATAAGGGCAAAGTCGTTCGGGCCGTCGGGGCTATCGTGATGAAAGAACTTCTACTCAATCAGGATTTCCGCCGCGAGGCTCGGCTGGATGACATGCAGGCCGACCGCTTGCTGATCGCTTCGCTAACCTTCCTGAAGCCCGAAGCGGTTGATACGCCGGAGGAAATTCAGGCTATACTGGATACGATTAAACCAGAAATTTAGTTCCCACCAAGCAAAAGCGCCAGTCAAAACATCGGCTGGCGCTTCTTTATTTCCTGCGGATCGTGACCCGCAGGGGACTGAAAGTAACATACGCTTTCAGTGGTGATTAACTTCCGTTCTTAACAGCCGCCACTTCCGGGCGGTACGCCGGGGCACAGAACTTGTAGCCCTTCAAAATGGCGATCTGCTGATCTGGCGCATAGTCCAGCACGGCATGGTTTACGGTCGGCCAGAAGCCTAGGAGAATCGAAACGATCATCCAGAATATTGTCGCGGCCTCCGTGTCGCCAACCGTCCGATCCTTCATGGAGAGGCGTACCTTGCCTAATATCGCAACCAGTCGCACAAATTTGGCGGTCCACGTCAGAAGATATGGACCAACGATCAATCCGATTATCTCCCAATGATCGACCAGCCAGACCGCGCCGTTCCAGGCTTGGAGTAGAATGCTTCCGATTTCATCCACGTTTACCTCCGGTTAACAGGTCTTTCCCGCAGTAAAGTTTCAATATCCTGCAAGAGCACGTTGTTCTCGCGTTGCCGTTCCGCAAGGCTTTCCATCTGCGTTTCGATCTTGACAATGCGGGCGTTGAGGCCGGAATACGCCATATAGAATCCACCGCCAGAACCAAACGCCCCAAGCATTAGAGTAATTACCAGACCGATAAACAGCCGACAAGTGCTGTTACTTGCCCTTGTCTTGGCGAACTCCCATAGCTGGTCGTGTTCCCGCGTTTGTTCTGCCATGTATGATTCTCGTTGTGTCAGTTATGGTTGAGTCGGCTAAACTTGGTAAACTGTCCCTTGTTATTTCTTTCTCTTGTATCAGCGCGGCCTTGATCGCACAGAGCCGCTTATACATATCCTGCTGTTGAGCGTCCATCTGCGCGATACTGCGAGTGATTGAGTCAATCTTCTGCGCCTTGGATATGGCTGTACTATCGGGGCCGCCGGGCCATGCTATCGGCAATACGATCAAGCCGTACATCATCAGCCGTTTAATCATTTTACGATCTTCCTTCTTATGCTCGCACCGAGTATTGTTCCGCCAGTCCAGACAGTCCAGTCGATAGCAGACTTCAGCCACCAACGCTTATTATCTGTCGCCGGGTGCGGGTCGGTTGCTTCTTTACCGGCCATGACTACGGCGGTTGGCAGTATAGCTTTCTTACCACCCGCTAGACCGATACCAAGACCACCAGCCAGATGCAGCAAGTTACGTTTAACCAACCCTTTGACTGTGAGGAAAGGGTGCATTATCGCCCAAACTTTCCGCCGAACCCTCCGCGCCGGATAAAGGTAGTATCGTAAATCGTAACTGTTCCGCCACCTGTAGCAGAAGTACTAAACGAGTCCAGCGCCCCATAGGACGTACCCGCAGCATTAATTCCGTAGGCTTTATATCTGTAAAGAGTATCAGGTATTAAGCTGTCGGCATACAAGGCATAATCTCCAGTGCCGAGCGAGCCTGATTCACTGACTGTAAGCGTATCGCCCGCCAGGGTTGCACCTTTAGGCCAGACCTTAAATCCTCTTGAGGTCAGGTTCTTTCCGCCCGTGGAGTCAACAGCGGCGTGGAGAAGGACGGCCAGAGTATCAATGCCGGTAGTTAATCCAGGCTGACTCGCGGCGTGGTAGTAGATAATAAAATAAGGCTTTGTCGCGCTAGCGTTAGAATAAACAGAAGTCCCGGCCCATTCAGTAGAATCGCCTGAAATGTCGGTCGAGGACAGTATCATCATCCGCAAAGTTCGTAGGCCAACTTGAGCCGTAATCGAATCTTTACCGGCGATTGTGAATAAGGCACTAAACCAAGTGGCATTTTGGCCTGTAGGTACTTTTATTTGTGCGGTCAAATATGAAGGAGTATAGGCCGCGGTCGCATCCCAGCCCTGAATGTCGTTATACCAACCAGCGGCAAATGAACCGGAGAAATTGCCCGCAACTCCGTAGAACATGATAGAATCACCAGCGCCAGGGCCGGAACTATTATACCAGAAGAACCGAGTGCTATCTATAACGGAAGTGGCGGCATAACCTGATAAATCAAGCGAGATCGCGGAACGATAGTTTGATGCGTCAGAGCGGCCCACTATAAAGTTATTGACAGCCGAGCCTATACCATCACTCAGTGAGTCTCTAGCAAACTTCCAGTTAGTCCCCGTAGGCCCAAACTGCCCGCTTGTTCCCGCATCAGCCGTATCTTGAATCGAAGGATCAACCGTAACCGGAAACAGTGCTCCAAACGTATTGAGCGTTACAATCAGCGAGTCTTGCTTATAACTTGCCGTCAGGTTGACAGGTTTCCCCGCTGCATCCAAAGCCGTGAAGGGCTGTATCTTCCGCTGGGCAATCCCATCAGGGTCTTTCAGGCCCCATGCCAGACGAGTAGGAGAAGTTTCGGAGAGAATATAGTCAGCCTTCAACCCATACGAATTGAAGTGAAAGTTAATCCCAACTTGTTTAGAAGTGAAGCCAGGAGCTGCCTCAAGGACATGACCGTTCTTCTCATAGCGTATCCGCCCGGTACTATCGTACTCGAACACGGATGGACCTACATTCACACGCTTCTCGTACCCTGCTGTTTTCGCGGTACGCTCCGTTAGGTCGATCTTCTTCATCACTCCGGCGCTGTCGTAGTTCAGCCGCCCGCCAGAGGGCTGTGCAATCAGTATAAAATTCCCTTCGTCATACTTACCCTGCGCGAAGTGGAGGCTATCCTGAAAGACAAGGCCCTCGGATGTACGCTTACTTACGCGCTCAACAGTATGGGCGGGCTGTACCATCGGAACAGTTCGCGTGACCTGCACCTTATCAGCGGCCCACAGCGAGAAGGGCAGAAGCAGCAATACTAAGAGCTTATTACGCATTTGCCCTCCCTTAATCTCTAAAGAGTACATGGACGCGCTTCATAATAGCCTTCATCGCAGGACGCATACTCCACCAACTCAACCGCACAGAGTCCGCAGGCACGAGAGTCAACTGGATAGCGTAGAGCGAATCGTGGAAAGCGATACTGTCGTTTACGATCAGATTCTTGCTGAATATAGAACCCGGATACCAAAGCGTACTTCCTTTGGGCTTGACTTGAGCACCTACACCGATAATTGTTCCTGTACTAGTGACAGGCACAGCATCGAGAAACACGGTAACGTAACCCATGCGTCCGGTGAAAGCCGCCGTAGTTTCCGTATCGGCCTTTGAAAAACTGGTGTCGTAACTGGCGATTGTCAGCGTGTCTATCGGATAGATAGGCAGAACAGGGATTGAATCCTTGCCGCTTATTCGTACGATAGTCGTATCTAAAGGTGAAGGTCGATTGGTAATCGTGTCACCACGAGTGATTATATCTGATGTAACTACCGTGTCCAGCGGAGAAGTCCTGTTCGTGATCGTGTCGCCTCTGGTAATGATCGTACTTGTAACGACCGTATCTTCCGCTGTAATCTTCGCGGTTAAAGTATCCTGTTCACTCTGCCGAACGATAACGGTATCTATGGTAACAATCGAAATCGTATCAGCGGATGTTACGGCCAACGTGGCGTTCACATCAATCTTACCGTCCGAGGTCGCGCTGGCGAACTCCTTATTCAACAGCCAGACCCGCACCGTATCATTGAGCGCCATCGAGTCCGCGTCATGGAAGGTATAATCTATATACGGGAAAACATCGAGTACCTGTTCATTATGCCGTACCGTGATTGTAGTGTCCGGCCAAGTCCCGGTAGTGCCGTATCCAGACTGGTTACGCCGGAAGGTCACGCGATCTACGCCGATGACCGCCGTAGCTGTTTTAGTTCTCACGGATAATGTCCAGACTCGCGGTTGGCCCTTGGATAGTGAATCCAATGCAACCGAGTCCGCCTGTACTCCGCCGACCACGATTTTCCCGCGCCGGAGTTCCGTACGAACATGAGGCGGAACTTTGACCATCAGCCGAGGATCGCTCGTATCCGGGTAGAGAATATCGTCAATCTTAAAGACTACCGGAGTAGGTGTAGTGGTCTGTCCGTAACCTAATGCGGCACAAGCCAATAGGCCGAATACTAAAAACTTCCAAACTTTCATTTTAGTTCTCCCCTTCTGGTTAATTGAGACTTGCTCTATATATTGCATGTTATCTCCCAAAAATCAAGATCAGAAATCGGTGATCTGCGCAGAGCCATTAGTCAGGAATGAACCAAGTAACCGTTTATATAGATAATCGGTTGGCAGAGTAGGCGATAGTGCAGCGGTAAATACAATATCCTCATCAGCCCCCGCAGCTTTTGCGATAATAAAAACGTGATACCAATCATCATTTGCTATAGCTCCACTGTCCAATCCGCCATTGCCGGTCGCGGCAACCCATGCCGTTAGTACTTTAGTCCACGCACCGGATAGAGCCATATCTACGGTATCGGTATCATCCCGCGTACACCCCTTGGCGATACCAAGTGTAGTCGCGCCGCCCCTACTAAGAGCTAAACCGCTACGATAATAAGTCGATGAACCATAAGCAATTGTTGCAAGATTAGTCAATAAACTGCCATCGGACGCAGGAAGTCTACCTGTAGTCGTAAATACAAGCACATTACCGGCTGTCGTGCCCGTATCTAGTGCTGCCGCCGTTCCAAGCCCCAGCGCACTTCTCGCATAGGCCGCGCTTGTAGCGTTAATCAGTCCCGCTCCCGTCCCGGTAATTGGCGGATACCAGCAGTAATCCAATGTAGCTATCACCACATCGGCAGAAGTCGCTAGTATGAACTTGTAAAGCCCCTGCACGAATATGGCGGCCCGGCCAGTCGAGTCTAATATCACCGGATTGGCATTGGGCGTCTGCATTTGTCCATCGGCCCACGTTGTTTTAGTATTACTTGTTCCAGCTTCATAGGCATACAACTTGCCGCCATTGAGCACGGCCCCGGCACTATCGAAGAACTGTGAAGTTGGAATCTGAAGCGGTACAGCATAATTAGCCATAGTTAGTGTCCCGTCCTTCCTGTTCTCCTGCGTCTCGGACTAAGCCGTCCGCGCGGAGGTTCCTGTTTCTTTTCGGCAATAGTGGGATTGATAGCGTAGTCGCTGTAGCCCATTAATTTGCGATAATCAATCTCACCGGTTTCGGCCATCTTGTATATGTTCTTGGCATAACGCGCAGGCCCAGCATACGGAATACCTGCAACCTTGGATACAGCATCCGTCAACATATCTATAGTTTTAAGTATATCATCTTCACTGACATCATCTTGTCCACCCTGCCGGAAGATACGCTCTATAACTCTCTTTGCATAGTCTATATTTTCAAAAACCGGATTGCCACCTATCCCATTGAAAGAGAAGAATCTGCCGCCGCGAGAAGCGGTAACAGCACCTTTTACTGTAGGCTCTATTAAGTTGCCCCAAAACGGAATGCCGTTTAAACTGCCGGTAATCAGGGCCGACAACATACTTTCATCATCCCAATGGAACGCCTTATCAACTAAGGCAAACAACACAGGCAGTACGGTATTAGCGATAGCAAAACGCTTTAGGTTCTCGGCCTTGCTTCCGCGTCCACGCTTCAAATTTGACAAGGCGGAATAAGTCATATTGAAATAACTATTCGGCGCGGACTGGAACATCGTAAAGAGTCGCCAAAGCGGATGATCGCGCATAAGTGCGGGCATGTCGGGTATGGCCCCGGATTGCTGAGAGCGGCGCGTTGAGACTTCAAATTCATACATGGCGACTTCTTCCGCTTTTGCCGTAGCGGTCTTTATATCTACGTTCTTCGCCCGGAGCTCATTAAAGGTCTTATCGTAGTGATACTTATAAACAGGATAGCCGCCTAAAATGACAGCACCAGCATCACCAAGCATTGTGGCAAACATCGCTTTTTGTTTCCAGTTCTTTGCCCCGCCTATCATCTGCGCTTCGGCCCGCTGGAAGTTCAGCATGACATCTCGATCCCAACCCAAACCATAACGGGCCTTCATTAACTCAGAATTTTTGAGAGTCCTGACCGCCTCCGCCGGATTAGCCATGACAGACCCTAATCCCTTGAACCATTGCGTCACAGGTATGTCCGCCGCGTAAGCCGGAAAAGAAACTAACTGCTTGGGAATCATCGTCAAGTTGTATCCCAAAACGGCTACAGAGAAGTTGCCCCGAAGTGTATTCAACCATTTACCAACCTTGGCTGAATCCAGTCCACCACGCGCCATAGTATTGATCGTATCATCTATCTTGCTCATCATGGACGCACCAAAATTCTGCTTGATGGCGATCCGCATTTCTTCATTATTAAAAGTAGCCCGCAAATCACGAATGGTTGTGGCCCAAGCCTTGAAATGTTCCATCTCGACCATGTGGGCAATCAACATTTGGTTCAGGCCGGTATTTTTTATTTCGCGGGCATTCTTTGTGCGGCTCAATAAGTGTTTGCTGTGAATCCGCGAAAAGAAATTCTGATTCGACCGAAGCATCTGATCGTTATAATCATCACCGCCCTTTTCATAAACAACCGACAATGGGGTATACATCGGATTGTAAGGCAAATCCACATAATACATTTCACGAAATACTTCATTCGCGCCGTGATAATATGTTGGATACCAGTCATATAGTTGCCATTCGGCCCACTTCTTCATCTGCGGCGTAATCCATGCTTCCAGTTTATCCATCGTGTCTTGCGTCCATCCCATACTTGCAAATTTATCGCGTAAAGTTAAGTCCTGCCATTCGGTCCACTTCTTAGCCGCTTGTTCCTGACTAAGTACAAGATGAATCGTTTTGCCCTTTTGAGTAATCGTAATGCCGGTATCTTCTGGCAGATTCATCTTTTCGGCCATTTTAACCATTTCTTTGGAATCGGTTGTCCCAAAAATCTCTTGAGCCTTGCCACTTATGATTAGAAAATTCTCACGCACGCCCCTTGTTTCGGCATTTATGGAATTATTAATCATCGGCGCAAATGCTCTATTAAAGAAGCCATGATATGCACGACTTGTTTTCTCGCCACGATCTAATTCATCAAATATATTTTCAAATCTAAGGCTTTCATACGCTATATCTGTAAAAAATCCAGGTTCTTTCAGTCCGCCGAGTTCGGCGATTTGCGCTTGAGATAGAGTACCCTTGCCCTCCGAAACCAGTGCAATTCCGCTTTCATTCAGTTTTTTAACCTTCTCAGTTCTTTCCGCGTTTTCCTTCATCCGCTCAGTGCGTCCGGTTTTGATAATATCTTCCAGCGCCGCCAGCGCCCCTAACATTTGCTTCTGATCTTTATCTTTGATATTACCAAAAGTTTTTAATAGATATATCGCTTCCTGATCTTTTTGATCTATGTCTGGTACGTTCTCCCGATTGGCGACAGTAGCATCATTCTGAATGTCTATCTTCTTGTAAAGGTCATCGAGTTGAGATTGGACATCTTCTTCGCGTAAATCAACCATACCCCGCACTTTATCCAGCATACCGTATTCATCTGGCATTAAAGACGGCCCACTGATCTTGCCTTCTTTTGTTTTCGGCTTATACTTTGTCAGCAGATCATCGAACTTATTCCGCATCTGTTTCATCGAAACCGAGCGACTAATATCGTCTATCCGGTCAAAGGCAGACGCCACATCTTCCAGAGTTCTTGCCTTCGCCACAGCCGTCAGGAGCGCACTGTTCTGTTGGTAGGTTGCTTCAGTGCCTCTCGGTAAATTTCTACGGCCATAATCGAGAATCAACTGTTTTGTCGCCAGCATCGCCTGTTGCATATCGAACTGACCGAGACGATGACCTTTACTGAGTGCGTTGATTTCCCGCTTGATCTGCGTACTCATCCGCATACGAATCCAGGAGTCTTTGTCCTTCTCCGGTACGCCTTTCGCCATTGCGTCGATCTTCTTCTGCAACCGGGCATCGGCGGACGGCTTTGTACTGAAAGGTACATTGGTCTGGATATGCAGGATATTATCCTCAATCTCCTGCGCCTTATCCACAAGCCGCTGTTGGATAACTTCTGTCGGCTGACCGTAACGCACCTGCGGCAGTTCGCGCAGAGCCTTATAGACCTCGCTCAACTGATCTTTTAGGACACGGATATTCTGAGTGCGGAATGCCGGACCTTCACTACCCGATATGGCCTCATTCTTAGCCGTTGACCGGGCGTACTTGTAAGAGTCGCGGATTAATTGCTCGATCTCTTTATCGTTGAAAGAGATACGATTCGCACCAAAGAGTCTGCGTAACGCCTGCTTGAACCAGAAGATAACGCGGTCCTTCAGACTGACCGGCAGAGAATCAAAGTTTTCTCTTTCCGCATGTTCGGCAAACCATTCTCGCGCTTCCATTTGCTGACTACGGCCACTTTCCTGCGAACGCTTCTTAAGAAGTGGCGAGATATATTTATCCCGCAGAAGATCATCTACAAACCGCGAGAAGCCATTTTCGCCAAGTAAGCCTTCTATGCCTGCATGGCCGACAATCTCATGGTGTGCTACGACAATCGCCTCACGGACATCGTTAATACCACTGGAAATAAGATAAACGTTATGTGTGCCTGTGTCATCGTAGAGGCCGGATACAACATTGCCACGCGCACCTTCGTTCAGGGCGGCATTACGCAATCTACCTTCGGGTAGATCGTGCGGAGATTCTACCACGACAATCGGAACGCCGTATAGTGAACGCAGAGGCTTGATCGCTTCTTCCAGCGCGGATACTTCCATGCCGGGACCGCCAGCCGGACGGACGGCCTGATCGGCTTTCATTGATACGCCTCTTTGCCTTACCGCGTATCCGCCTTTATGAGATACCACTTCGTACTCATTGTTTCCAAGTTCATTTGCCTTGCGCTGTGCCGCCTGTTGAGTCTTAAACGGATTGCCAGACTTCGGCAGAATAAGTTCAACGGGCTTTTTCTCGACATGAATATCCGGTTCCGCAGTCGGCGGCATTTTATTCTTTAATGCCTGTAACTGCGAATCATAATCGCCAAGCAGAATGAAGTCGGATTGATCTTTGGATGTAGAGAAACGGTCGTACTGTTCATCTACGCGCTTTTCGGCCCAATCTACAACGGACTTTTGTTCGTCAGGATTCAGCTTATCGAAGTGCTTAAAGCCTGCGTCACGTTCAGGTACATCCTTACCGGAAAGTTCTTTAGCCCGATCTTCCGAGATACCAAAGAAGAAGTCGGAGGGATAGGTAGATACGACAGGCTGAGTTTCTGTACCCTTTTCGGGTACGATTGTACCCTCTTTGGGAACGATCTCCGCCGCCTTTTCTTGAACAGGAACTTCGGCCTTTTCGGGAATGATTTCCGGCGCACCCGTCTCTTTGCCCGCCTCGCTAACGGGGGTAGGAATAGCCCCCTGGCCTTTGCTCTCAGGAATCGCTTCTGTATATAGGCTCGGCGACGTAGAAATGGCACTTTCAGGGGTAGTCTCTACCGCCTTTGCTGTTTCCGGTTTTGTTGGTTCTGCCACCGGTTGTTCCGTGCGTCCAAAATCAAGACTTATCGGTACGCTTCCGGGGATATACGATTGGGCGAACTTTAAATAATCCGCCTGCTGTTCTGGCGTCATGGACGGCCCGGCTTTTGTGCCCAAGAAGTCTATTCCGCGTCCGGGCGGCAATGCAAGTTGTTTTTGCTGTGACGGCTCAAGGCTATACACAGCCAGCATCATCTGCTGGGCGGGCGGCAACTGATCGAATCTGACATAGGACACCCTGCCATTCGCGCCGATCAACGGGAATGTCGCCGGTTGAGTACCGGAATATCTCCGAATGACTTGCTGTTGCATCGCAGGTAACTGCTCAAATGGAACTTGTTCAAGCATCCCTTCGGGAGAAAGCAAAGGATAGGTGTTGCTTTCCGCAGGTAAAACAGCCCCTTCCGGCCCTGTTTCTTTAGCTATTGCTGTGGCTTCTGCTTCAATGTCGGCCTGCGTCAGTTCGCCCTTTGCCAGATCGGCTTCCACTTCCGGCGTCAGTTCCTTGGTGAACGGTTGTTCGACGGGCATTACTTCCGCCGTCCCGCCGGTCATTCTTTGAACCGCCGCACCCTGCGCCTCTCTCTCTGCATTTTCCGCCAACCAAGCATTCCGTTCTTTTTCTATATCTCCCAAGAAAGGTTGTGCTTTCTGTTCCATCAGATAGCTCTTAGTGGCTTCTCGCGCCAATCCTTCGCTTCTACCAGTTAGGATGTCGAGGCTTGTCAATATCTGCGGCGGAACTTTAGCGCCTTCCTTGGCGAAACTCACGGCGATCTCAGTATGTAAATCTTTAATTGATTTCTTGGTAAAGCCTTCCTTGGCGAAATAGGTATTGACCGCCGTATCGAATAAGCGTATCAGTTTCTCTTCTTTCGGAATATCGGGATCATTCAGAATCTTCGCGGTTTCTACCGGATCGGTTCCAAGTAGATAGTTACCAAGCGGTATTCGTGCAAGCGAACCAACGGATACGATTCCGCCGGGAATCGCGGCCAAAGCCCAAAACGTTAATCCCATTCTAAGACCATGCAACGCAGCCTGAGAGCGTTCATCTATTCCGCCTTCAGTTCGTGCGGCCTCAACGGCGGTAAATACCGGAATATCATTTAAGGCTTTGTTGGCCATATAACGCGCAGCGCGACCAAAAGGTGTGGCCGAAGGAATTTTAGATACTAGGTTTAATATCTGTTTTCCGGCTAGTGCTTTTGCTACGATCCCCCCGGCAGCCATCTCTCCAATAAATTCAGTCAGTTGTCCGGCTGTAGCGCCGACATAACCACCGAAGTCTTTCGGTTCGCCCACGAAGTCATTGACTTTCTTTTTCCATTCTTCACGCGCATATTTATTAGCGGCCAAAGTTTCTTCAGAGAATTTCGGTAAGGGTTGCCCTGGAATCGCCACTTGTCTAGCGACTCTATCCATCAGATCGTCTATACTCAAACCCGTAGCCGTGGCGGCCTTCAAAAGTTGGCCCGGATATTGCTGAAGTAATCCGCCCTTCTCGAACATCTGCTGATCTTGTTCGGACATCCCTTCCGCGCCAGCCGGAGCCATTAAGGACATAGCACTCTTAGGTTTAGTAGGTTCTTGTACCGGCGGATTCAACCTCTCGCCCAATCTCCTGTCGATTTCCTCGGCCAGAATATCGTGATTCTGCGCCAGAATAGAAGATTGAGACTGAGGCCGGACAGACTGCGTACCATTGCCGTTACTCGGAACCGTAGTATTCGCCAGTGTCGAATCAAATACAGGCCATTCGTCCATTTCGTAATATTGCGACATAGCGTCATAGACTCTTTTGCGCACGTCCGGGCCGGACATTGATTTTGCAAACGTGTCGTAATCCTCAGTCATGTCGTAGTGTTGCGACATAGTATCGTACAAGTTTTTAATAGTATCTGCCATAGTTACGGTTGCTTCACACTGAATTTAGGTTTAGTACCAGTGGACCCAACATCAGTAGCCTTTGCTTGGGGATTTTTCATCCCTATACGATCCATGAGTATCCGCGCCCTTTTATTCACAGCATCTTCGATCCCTTTCTCATCAACCTTAGCCGGTCTATCAAAAACAAACCAACCTCTTGCTCCTGCATCATAAAATGGCGAGCCGGGTATCCACGCGCCATCCTTATCCAGCGAACCAGTCACAACATCTTGCCAGGCCTGATCGTAAATCTTCAACCCAAGTTCCATTTCTTTGGTCCCAGCATTCCACTTCTGTTCCGCCAATTCGCGTGTAAGTGTCCTACCGTAGTCTGCCATCTTTTCTTGACTTGCTATCTGAGCTTGACTTCTTGTATTCGCACCGGCTTCCCCAATCTTGGCTACAGCAAGTTGATTCGTGCCCTGCATACCAGTCTTAGTTAAGTCAATCTGACCTCTGTACTGCTCTATCGCCATATTGCCTTGCCGCGTTGCTTGCCCCGCCATATCAGTCAAGTCACCGATAATCTTCGCGTGTTTTACTGGATCACCGATTGCACTGCGCATCTCTTCTTGAAGTGATTGATAGAATGGATTATCCGCCGGAATACCAAGTTTGTCCATGTGTTTCAGAAAAGTTTGTGGACTCTGCGACACGGTTGCTAAGTTCCGCAAATTATCCCATATTTTCACCTCTGCCATAGTTTGCTTCTGCATGGCATACAGTTCATCCTGCCGCTGCCATGTCTGCTTATCTCTGGCGAATCTTGCAGGTTGTTCCAGCGCGGTCTGTTCCTGTAAGCGGATACGGCCACCGGCCTCAAGCGCGGGGCCAACCACACCGCGAGTATCGAGTGCTCCCGCTACATCATAAATGCTTGGCATATTAGGACCCCGTTGCAGATTGTAGAATATTAGAAACGCCTGAATCTTGACCTTGGCCGCCTTGTTTTCTCAGAAAATCCAAATATTGCTCAGTTTGGTAATCCCTTAGTCCGCCGGTAAGACTGTTGGCGATACCGACGTAGCCGCTGGCCCGCGCTTGGCCGATGCTAGTCGTATAATCAGCCGAACCTGTCGCCCTGCCGACTTGTAGATTGGCCGCTTGAGTGTCCGCGCTGTAGCCTGTATCCATAAGACGGGCGACATTCCCTAAACGCACCTGATAGCGATTAAAGAAATCATTGTATCTGGTCGAAGCCAAGCCTTGCGAAAACTCGGATATGCGTTTCTGAAAAGCACCGCTACCTCTTATGCCGCCTGCACCAGCGGCCCGCTGACGGGCCTTAAGCCCTTGTTCAAGTTCAAAGTTGTATCCGGCGTCCTCGGTGATCGCTCCCGGTCCTGCGGCAAGCATCTGTTCGTATGTCGTTAAGGCGCGTTGACCGGCTTCGCGCCACGGAACGATTCCTTCCAACGCTTTGTCATATCCTTCGGTAAGCGTACCTCGCGCCCTTTTTAGTGATTTAGTTTGAGCGTTCGTGCCAAAGATACTACCGAGAATATTAGTGACGGCGCTGATACCGCTTTTAACGGCCATTACAGCCTGTGGAGCGGGCATTGTTTCTTCCTTATCTTAAAGTTTCGTGTGAACTATTGATTTATATTCTGTCCGAAATCAAAGACCTTTGATTTATCTGCTTAAATAAACCAACCGGAAATTACTATTAGTATAATATCGGTCGGAGCGGGCGCTCCATTTTGAGTACGATATTCAATGATCCTATTAACGTCACATGCGACAATGCCAGTAACATAATTAGCTGAACTGGCTACTGTAGTGATCGCATCTGATACATTTATAACATTGGCATTACCGTTTTTTCTATATTGTACGCCACTTAAGGCCGTCGTATGATTAATCGCTGTACGGATAAGAACGGCTTTTGCGCCTACTGGCACAATCGAACTTAGGTCCATATCATGCCAATTATCATCCAACGTCAGGTCGGCCTTTGCGAAATCATAAGCCGAAGGATCGCCTCGATCAATAAGACCAAAATTAAAGGTTGTTGGCGTACTATCTGTGGCCTGTATTCTTTTATTGGTATCATCCCAATTAAGTCGCGCCTCCCCAGCGGCGGGCGTTGTTGATGTCGTAGAATCTATAAGGCCGTCCCATGACAATCCACTTTTAGCCGTACGCCATATCTTATCAAAAAAATTAAGCCAACTCTTAGATATTTTCGTACCTTCCAAGACATCCGCCGTATTAGGAGGAGGTGGAATTATAATCGCCATCAGTCTATCCCCGCCTCTCCGCGTAAGTAAGCGCCTACGATAACATCCTGGATCGGTTCACTGATCGTAGTTTTAAATACCCAATCCCTTGAGGTTCCAAGTTGACGCCAGACGGCGCGTTGCAAATATGTACCAAGTGGACCGATTGCCGACCATACTTCCCTACCATAAGTATTGCCGCCGTCACGGGAAATCTGTAACATGGCCTGCGGAGCACTACCTGTCCCGAAAGCGGTTCCGCCGCCGGTATTCAAGTCAAGCTCGAACTCATGCGCGAATCTGATTCTGTTTTCCTCTTTCGGCCCACGGAAAACACGGACGCGCCGGATTCTGTTGGTATCATCGGTATAAACCGTCTGGTCTATTTTGTAGATTTTATTGTTTATATAGTCGCCTACAATATCTTCGCCGTTGAATTGTGCGTAGCAGTTGCCCCTGAACCTGCCGTCATCTTGAGCGCCGTCAGACACAAAGGACTTCCATTCAACCCAAATGCCCGTAGAGAGATCGTACACGAAGGTCCTGTCCGCCGCCGGGAAATTGAGAACACACAGCGCATGATTGTTGAACATGAAACCAAAGCCTATGGCATCGGAATATGTAGAAAACTTCTCAATCTCTCTGGCTATATGGTTCGTAGAAACAATAGTCGCATCCGAACCCCTCGACATGCGGCTCGTCTTATCGTCCGCCAGCCACATTACGGCGTTGTCGATCAAAATTACCGAGCCAAACGCGCCAAGCCCAAGTTCTTTCAATGCCAGTGAAGTCCGCTGGAAGATTGGATCACTGCCACTGTCATAAAACTCCTCAATAGAATCACCCTTGAAGGCCCACAATGTCTGGTAAGCCTCCACCATACGCTGGAGCGGGGAAGTCTTGGCTTCCGCCGTTGTAACATCCAACACATCCCAAGTCAGGCCGTCATTAGGCGAACTGACATAGAACTCATGCGAATCGGGATCGTTGCTGATAAAGTATCCGTCTTGCGCGGCTACACTGCCGCCGCCATAGAAAGCATCTTCCGTCTCGCGTATCATGGTGAAATCGCCGGTCGTTTCATCGTAGATATAGGCCACATGGCTTGTGCCGTCACAGATCATAAGCTGGAGATCACCGGACGCATTGAAATTGTGCGCCATCGTCACCGGGCCAGTAGTCGTCCCTAATTTATTACTACTCGTGGTAATAGTTGTCGCCGCATAAGTAGAATCCAGTTGTACCAGGTGTTCACCATGCACGGCATACAGATAATCACCCATGATATGAAATCCGCGAATTTCATCCTGCGGGATCACCAGTTCCTTCAAAGATACGGTATCCAGCGTAGCGACAAAAGCTCCACTGCTGTTAAACTCAAAGTCGGTTCCTGAACCACATACTATATCCTGAGAATAAGTGCCGTTAGCATGAATTGCAGTACCGCTTGTTCCTCCTACTGTCGGAGTAAGGTATCCACCGCTGTAGCCTGAAACCACAAAGGTCAATCGGTAAGTCGCCCCTTCAGTCAACGCCCCGGCCATGTCAGCGGCGGCCTGAGAAATCGAATCCGTCTGCCCGGCGAGAATCCGCTTGACCGACATGTTTTGAATCTTGAACTTGGTGGTGGCAATGTTGGTGTTCTGATAAATTCCCAGCGCCAGCGCAAAAGCGGTAGTTGTGCCTATCGTGACGGCAGTAGTGATAGTTTCCGTGAACGTACCGTTGGCACTGCGGGCCGTGCCTACCATAATAAAGTTGCCGGGGAACGCCGCATCCGTTCCGCCAAGCTTGAAAATTATATCGGTACCAGCCCCGAATACCGTAGGCGGATTACCAACTGGATCGACAACTTGGAAGTAAACCTGATACGGCTCGCTTGCTTTAAGAGCAACCGCCAAGTCCGTATATGCCTGATAAACATAGCCGGAAGTACCGGCCAACCAAGCAAACTCTGCGGTATTACTCGCAACGGTAAAGTTTGAGTTATTTGCCGTCCATGTCGCGCCCACGCACTCCGTGCCTAAAGCGGCATTAGCGCAGACAATGTTGTTTGACGAATAAGCCCACTTGTCGCCCAGCGTCCAACTTGTCGCCGCACCGGTGAAGGCTCCATTCGTCAGTATTTCATCACCCAATTCTTCAGTCGATAGATCGGCCTTCTCGATCAGTCCCGGACGGGACACAAGCGAGTTAAGTCCGCCAGCACCATCCACTTCCGCAATGTAATTAATACATTCCTGCGGATTGGCTTCTACCGAAGGACCTTTGTATGCGCCGCCGAAGAATGGGAGTTGCATAACCTTAGTTCCTGTTTATAGCCGGTTGCTGGTTTACTGTTGGAAGCGGCCAGTTAAGTATTGTCGGCTTTGGAAGCCGCGTGTTACTAAAACGAATCGCGTCAAGATATTCCTTGGAACGCAAATAAACAAAAGGCGATACTTCTTTGCCGTAGTCGGGCGTTAGTTCGACCGCCAAGCCCCAGCGCATTGCCATAATATACGCGCCGGGAAGATTAATCTCCGTGTCAATATCATCCGTTCCGATCTCGACAAACGGGAGCCAACAGTCGAGAAAGAGTCTGTAGTCTATCGGAGCCAGCGTATCGTAAGGCAGATTAATCACACTGACGTTATCAAGACTGGCCTCGAAATCAGAAGAAGCATCTAAGTCGAAGTCCGTTCCCGCGCCGCAGGTAATATAAGTCGAATAAGAACCATTCGCGCTGATAGCCGAGCCATTGGCGTTTCCAAGCGCAGGCGTACAACTTCCGCCCGTATATCCAGTTACATCATAAGTTACATGGTATGTGTCGCCAGTTACTAAAGCAACGGCCAGATCAGCCGTGAGTTGAGAAGCGGAACTACCGACCAACTGACCAGAAATCATAACGGTATCTATTAAGGCTCCGGGGTAATTTAGCGTTCCGATAACGCCGTTAAAGACTATCTGGAGTTTGTCGTCACTTGATCCAGCTACGATGCTCTGACTTACATCGATGTAATTGGGGCTGCTAACATCCTCTGGCAGAGGGCCTACAATTGTCCCGGCAGTGCCACCTAAAGACGGGGTACATGTCAAGTTCCCATAGGAGGACAAGTGTCCGATCTTGTATGCCCTGAAAGTAACTGTATATGTATCACCCGGTATCAGATTTAAGTTTGGCGATTTCGCCGTAAACGTAGAATTACCGGCATCATGCCTAAGAGTACCACCGTAAAGGCCTGACCAGTAAAAAGCCCCCGGTACATCACTTGTCCAACTTTCGTTTGTCGTGGTAAAAGCGTAAGACGGCAGAACGCTGGCGATGTGGGTTAATACACCACCGGAAATTGACCAATCATTGCCCAGCGTCCATCCGGTACTCGAATCAAACGCGCCGTTAGTGATATGCTCCAATTCGGTATTGACTGTCAGCGCAATACCCGTACTCGGAACAGGATGGACATAGACCTCGCTTGACGGATAACTCTGACGATAATAGAACTTGGTCGATACACCAGCCTCATCCTTGTCGCGTATCTCCGTATAGCGGTCGTGCGTTACCGGAAACAGCGGCGAATCGTTGCCACTGGAGTCCCTGATAAAAGAGTCCACTATCTGTATCGGTCTGCGACAACTCAATATCCAATCCGTACCGACAACTATACTGCCGGTAGCCGCGCCGGATATCGCTACCTGCGTAACCGTTTTGAATTGCTTATAACCCCGTACCGTAGTAGTATTCGGCCCGGTTATCGCTTCACTCGTTGCATCGCCGTAGGCGTTCGTGCCTGTAATGGTGAAGGTCCGGGCCGAATCATTAGCCGTAGAGGTAATAATAATATGCCTCGGTACATCCAGAGTAGCCACTCCGCTTGTCGCCAAGGCTCCGTTGATCGTCAGATCGCCCGCACCGCTGGGAGTCTGAGTCAGGCATATTCCGTTCGCGTCGAGTTCCGCCCCGTTGTTGATCGTATAATTAGGGACGCCCGCAAACAGATCAAGTTCCGTCTGCGTAATATCGAAGGGCATAAGTTCTTCGGCGCTCCACAGGGCAAGCATATCGTTCAATATCTCGCGTGCGTTCTCGAACATATCTCCGGTCGGAGCCTCGCCCGTCTTGATTGCGCCGATAATCCGCAAGGCGCTCAAGATGACTTGTCTGGCGGTCATTGTCCGGCCTTAACTTTTATTGATTCCCGGTTGCCCCATTACAGTAGAGACGGGTGTAGTCAACATCGTCGGTTTCGGCAGGCGCGTGTTGACCATCTTTACCGCTTCCTTGGTTTCCATCGCCCGCTGAATGACCGTCTTATTCAGTTCGGCGTCTTTGCCGTACTCCGGTGCAAGCTCCGCCGCCAAGTTCCATCTCATCGGCAACATATATGCCTGCGGAAGATTGATGTCCGTGTCGATAGTCGCGGAAGTGATCGTCTTAAACGGTTGCCACATATCAAAATACAACGTCATTCCGCTAGCCGATGGAATCTTGTAAAGGAAAATTTCGCCGGTCGGATAGGTCCGGTCGTAATACAGCGAAGTGATTTCTGTAGCAACGGTGGTCGTGGCATCCTTATCCGTCCATGTATTATAACGTTCCCGCGTAGCCGGATAACAAGGATAGTCATCGAAAGAAGCATTGCGCACAAAGGCCGAAACAATCATAATCGGCCTGCGGGTATTGATAATATCATCCGCGCCTACCTCAGCATTGCCGCTTGTGGCGGCACTGGAAGCTACCTGCGTTACCGTCTTAAACGCTTTTCTGCCGTAAGTTGTAACTGTGCTCGCGCCCATGTAAATGATTTCACTAACAGAGTCGCCATGAGTATTGGTTCCGGTAACAGTCATATAGACTGCGGTGTTGGCCCCGTTGCTGTAAAGAATTACATGGCGCGGCACATCCATCGTGGCAACTCCCTCAGATACCGTAACCGAACCGCTGCCAACGCCGTTAATCGTCAGGTTGGTTGCGCTGCCTACGGGTTGAGAAACGCAGATACCGTCCCGGTCGGCGGCATTAGCACTCTCTCCGATGGTATAGTTGGTCTTATTGGCGGTTAAGGCGACATTATGCTCCACATAATCAAATGGCAGAAGTTCCTCAATGCTCCATGAATCCAGCATGAGATTCAACAGTTCCAGTGCATCGTTGTGTTGGTCGCTCGAAGGCGTACCATCCACACCCAAAGCATTGATAGCCCTTAGAGATGACCTGATTAAATTACGCGGCGTCATGGCCATTTAACGTACTCCTTCCAGCCCGAAGGCGGAAATGAATTGAATTGGCGCGGCTGCTGTATCGTAGCCGAACAGTTTGTCTCTATATTCTCTCGCTTTTTCCTGAACGACAAGGTATTGTCGCGGGTCTATTTTCGTCATGTATTGCGGCCCCATGTAATCGGCCAGTCCGTAACGCAGGGCGTTAAACCATTCCTGCGGGAAGGGCGGACTGTCCGTACCGGCGGTGAACACTTCGATAGGCTGCATGACCGTGAATTTCAGGCGGTATTCCACGTCGCTCGGCGGTTGCCAGACATACAGTTTGCCGTTGGTCAACTGCGGATCGTAGTAAACGAAGTTCGGTGTACCTTCATCGGTTTTGTCGTTCACCGCGAAATATTCATCCCGCCCGCGAATCTCGATCTGTAATTCCGTATCGTCATCCTGCACAAACCGCACACTTTCGAGATAGAGCGGACGGGATACTTTAGTGGTGTAGGTGAATACGAAAGCGCCATCGTTCACGGCGTCAGTTAATACATCAGCCAAGGTAACGGTTGTTCCAGCCGGTGAACCGCTTACGGTCGTGAATTGGAAATCACCGGAATCCAATTCAACGCCGATATAATCACTGGCCGTAATGCCGGTTGCGGAAGTGACAACGATTGTAGCCGAACCACTGGCAACGTCACCATTTACGGTAGTCTCATCGGCTGACAGCGTACAATGATCGCCGGTCGGCCCGATATTATAAGAGGCCGTGCCCTTCTGCATATACAAAGTAGCATCAGCCTTGAGCCATAATCCAACGCCGTCCGCCTGCCAGTCCATTATCATATCATTCAGATCATCGGCGGCATTGACAATCATTTCCGGGTGCGGAACCGTCCCGCCCGCGTCAATCAATCCAAGCAGCCGGTAAGCACCCTTGATAATATCATCCCTCGTCCGCGTTACCGTCCGAGTTCCACTGGTCGCCACGCTTGGTTAGCTCCTTGATAGACTTTTTAATTTCATCGTTAAGCTGGTGCATCTGTTGCACCAAATTGTCTGCTTTTTCATGCGCTGTTTGCTTTTCTTTTTCGTTCACTCAAGCGATTACCTCGCCGTCTTTTTGCGTTTCTTTTTCTTGTAGGTACGAAACATTCCGTATGCGCGTCCGACCGCCGCCGCTTGACTAAGATCGGGATGTTCCTGTTTGATGATCGGGATAGCCCGGCTGACATAATCCTTGATACTTTCGCCCTTCTTTGGATAAGGCATAGCCCTTCCTTAAAAGCCCTTTGGATAGTCACTACCACTGACGGCTGTATCGGTGTTGTCATCAAAATGAAACGTATCCGCTGGCTCAATGCGCGTTTCCCTTGGCCTGCTGATGTCAGCGCGGCCCGTTACATCCAACTGCGGATGTCGCGGGTCCCAACAATGTTCACATACTAACAAAGAAGGCAAATGTCCGTCATGCCGAAGTTCGTACAAATAGAACTTGAGTCCACAGCGGTCGCAAATCGCTAACGATGTGCCTGACACATACGGAAACTTTGAGCGCGAAATGGACATACTGTTCCTTGAATAAAAAAGTAGGGAGCCGAAGCTCCCATACCTTAAAATCCGCTAACTCGATGAAGTCACTACCTGCATATCCAGTGTGCCGCGCACGAAACTCCGCAACATCAGCCGCACGGCGCATACCGGACTGGTTATCGCTTCAGCCTGATTCGCGCTTGCCCAATCCGCCGGATAGATATAGGACGCCGTGTATTCATCCATAGAGCCGTCCAGTACATAGTCTCTGGTATAGGCAAAGCGGTGTTCCAGATTAGCGTCAACCGAACGCTCGACACGAATGCCTATCGTAAGCGCATAAATATCGGTCGGAATCAACTGGCTTTCGCATTCGTCCGCCGAACCGACCGTAACATTGCCAGCCAGAGCCGCAGAAGCGCGTACAGTATGCACGACTGAAAAATTCTTGGTCCCCTTGACGGTCGTGGTATTAGGCCCTGTAATCACTTCCGTCAACACCAGGCCCTTGCGATCATAGCCACCGACAGTAAACGTCTTGGTTGATTCATCACCAGCCGCCGTAATCGAAACGTGTCGCGCCTGAACAGAACAACCAGCACCGTTAAATACCAAGCTACCAGCGGCGGATAACGACTGCGATTCGCAGATGAAATCCAGATCGCCAGCCACACCGACCGTTACCGTACTGGCTGTCGCGCCATCAGTAGCAACGTCTATCACCTCAGAGAACAGAACCGTACCCGAAGATGTCCCGATAGCCGTGCCGGTAATGGCGTCAGATACCTCAAGGCCATCCGCGTCGCGGCCATAGGCCGTAAACGTCACCAATGAATCATCACCAGCCGATACGACTCTCAGGGTACGCGCCTGAACGATTGTCGCCGTACCGTACATCTTGCAACTGCGACAAGCCACGCCGCTATGCGCGAATCCGTTGGCCGCTGCCAATGTTTCCGAAGTAGCAAAACAATCATCGTCAGCCGCAGTACCGACGGTAACGTTACCCGCCGTCGCTCCGCTTGACACAACCCTTGTGATCGTTTTGAACGACTGAGACGTATCCACGGTAGTCGCATTAGCGCCGGTAACTGTTTCTTCAATCGAACCGCCATCCGCAGCCATGCCATATACCGTGAAGATAATACCTGAATCGTCAGCGGCAGATGTTATGCGAACTGCGGCGGCAGTACCGAGATAGGCTACCGTATCCGCCTTATACAAAGCACCGTTGATAATCAAATCAGCCGCACCAGCAACCGTCTGTGACGCACAGATGCCATTCGGGTCTGCTACCGTCATTCTGAGGGAAATCTCTTTCGGTCTCATTCAGTTTCCCCCTTTCCTTAATTCCATTGTCCCTCCAGAGATAAAGTTAAGATAGAGGCCACAAAACGTGACCTCTATCCATTGAACAATGGGATTACGGAATGGCCGCAGCAGCAGGATCAAGTTCGCCACTCGAACCAGCGGTATTGCCGCCATAGTTCTCCAGCCAGAATAATGCCTCGCCAAGATAGACCGGAGCATCGTTCTTAGCATAACTACACATGTTTTTAACCATGTGCCCGGTGCTGGAAGCATGAACTTCGATGCAGTATCCAGCCGCAGTCGTATCCTGATTGAGTACGGTATTGCCCTCAATCAAGACATTGGTCGCAATGCCCGCATCGTGGTCAATCGTGGAATCGGATGAATCTACATCTATGTGGTTATTCAGCAGACGCAGATCACTAGTCGTCCCGGCAAACAAAATCGAATTGGTCATGGAACCAGCGATCAGTCCGATGAAATCGCAGTTCTTGATTGTTAGGCCAAGAACCGTAGTCGCTACTGAAACATGAATCAGCCATTCCTTGGCATTGGTTGTGTCCCGACACTGGACACCATCCAACGTAAGGCCGTCAGCCGCCGCATCCACCAGAATAGCCTGCGTTCCGCCGCCGGTATAATTGCAGGTCATCCTGACATTCTTGATATAAGCATTGGCCGCCGTGACGCTCAGTGTACCAGCCGCAGCGGTAGTGCTGAAGGTCGGAATCCGAGTACCTGAACCAAGGCCGACTATTGTAACGCCAGCCTTATCGACAAGAAATTCAGTGGCCGCCGCAACATTCTCGGCGTGTCCGGGCATAAGCAAGATTACATCATTCTTGTTGTCCGTACAAAGCCCCATAGCCTTGTCTATCGTAGCCAGCGGCTTACTCGAACTTTTGCCGGTATTGCCATCGGAACCGTTGTTTGAATCGACAAAGAAAACAGTTCCCACAACCCCAAAGGGGAGAGGGATACCCATACTTTCAATGCCATTGGGAAATCTGGTAAGAGTCATTACTACTCCTTGCAAGAGGCCATCCCATAGGGACAGCAGCCATTTCTCAGACTGCCAGCTTTGCGAAAGGATTGGTATTATGATCCGCTATCGGATTCTGGAAGGACAATCAGATGAGACAGGAGAGGGTTTTAAAGTCCTCTCCTCTCCCATCCCATTAAAGAACTACTTTAATCTACAACTACAACTCATTAAATATCAATGAGTTAACCGCCGGTCGACCCGAAGATACCCCGCGGGTCGGCCCACCCGGCACTGAAACGCATACGGTTTTTGAACTTTGCATTGTCCGTACCGAAGTCGTTCTCCTTCGCTCCGCCGAACTCATCGGCGTCACGCTGAACGTAGATCAGGCCGTAAGGTACGTTGGTCTGCAAGAACCAAGCATCACTGTCAGTCAGATACTTCCACACGACAAAGCCGTCGGGAATTGCATTCTGCGCCCGCAGGGCATTGATCGCGTTGTTGGCCGTATCGTTCTGGTTGGTGCTCTTGAGAATGCGCGGGGCCTCGAACTGATTTGCGTTTGCCACAATCAGCTTACGGGCCTGAGCCTGAATCTTGATACCCCGGTCGTTCGCGTAGTCACCAATATTGACACAAGCCTGTTCAAGAGAAGTCTCTGACAGGTCGGCATCGACAGTCAGTTTGTTGCTGTAGGTCCCGCCACTCTTATTGACGTGCGAGACTGAAAGCAGAACAACACCATCACCGCCGGTATAACCGGAGGTCGTAGCCCGATTCAGGACGTTGGCAAGCACCGTCTCGCGGGAAGCGACACCGGCAAAGGCCAGTGACACGGCTTGCTGCTTCATAATGTTGTACTGCTCGTCATCGTTCATTTCGCGGGTTACAATGAATCCGCTCTGATACACGACGTGGGTGAAACGACTGACGAACCCCTGCTGCATCGTATCGAAGGACATTTCTCCGCCTTCGGTTTTGACGGGGTAGAGGCCGTAGCCAGTTACGCCGACAAATTCCTCAAAATTCTTGTCGGATGTTTCATTCTGGAAGATGGTTTTGCCAACTTCCGCATCTTTGGGATACGCTTCGCCATACCAGGCTTTAATTCCCGGCTCCAGCGATTTGCCCCAATTGCTTGTAGTCTGAACAGCCATTGGTTAATCTCCTTTGGGCCGTGAATTAGTTATGGACGCCTGTGAAGTTACCCTCAGCCGCATTACCAGCACCGTAAGCATGCAGGTTATAACGAACTTCGAGCTTCGCATTCGCGCCTAGCGCGTTATCTTCTCTGTTAAGCAGACGGTAAATCTGGAATATCAGCGTTTCGGTCGTGTCGATAGTGCTCTGGTCGATTTCCTGACCCGAAGCGCCGCTGGTCGTGCTGGTCCCAGCATCGGTCAGACTGGCGTTAGCGCCGATGTCGCCATCCTCAAACGTACCGGAACTCTGTGCAAGCAGAATCAGGTCGGGAGAATCAGCGATATAGACATAACCGCTGGTCGAAGCCGGAAGATACAGACGGTTCGGCGCATCGGGATCGTACTTAAAAGCTACGACCGGGCCGACCGGAATCGTCGAGGCAGTAGCTAGGTAGACTTCGGGCACTTTGACAGAGGCGGTATTAGCCACCAGTGACATCATGCACCCTACGCCTACAGCGGCTACGCTGTTAGACGAATCAATGTAATACTCGTTGATGAGAATAGGCCCGCCGCTCAGTCGCCTGAGAGGCATAAACCCATTAACAATATCCGAATTTGCCACTTTTAAAGCTCCAATGATTAAACAAAACGAAAGTTATCTGGAAAGTACCTGTGGGGTAGTGACATTAACCGTCATGCCAGTACCCTGAATACCCGGCACTTCTGCCGATCTCCGCATCTGTTTGTCGATTACATCCAGTTTCGCATTGTAGGCGGCCTTATCCTCATCGTGCAATACCTTCTCGATAACCATAAGATAAAGTTTGCCGCCGTTGCCTGCTGGCATTTCAACGAACGATCCTAATGATCCGGGTCGATTAACGTCGCCAGAAACAGGCGTATGCGTAGCATCGTTGGTAACAAAATCCCAGCCTTTATCCGCTCTTTCGCGGAGTCTCTTGCCGCCAAGTTCGGGATTGTCCAATACCCACCGCCCGACATAACCCGGCGGTATGCGGGCATCCAGCGGACTACGCGCTCCAACCTCGGCCCTTTTCTTGCGCTTTTCGGCCAGTCTATCCGGCCTGCTCTGTACTGCGGTTGCACCCTCTGAGTGCGACTCTTGTTCTGTTATAGCCTGTACTTTCATTTCTCTCAATGCAAATCCACCCATGTAAGGGATAACTTCAGTTGTAATACCTGAGTCTTTCATAATTTCGTCGGCTCTGGTTTTCGCGGCGAAATCAGTCTTGAAAGGCGTACTCTTTTGGGTTAAGTGAATCCTGGCCTCTGCCATTGTTAGCTCTCCTGTTGATAAAGTAAATCGACATACGCTTGGTTGTCCTTAAAAGCGCCGCGAACTACAAACGCTTTGCACTTTTGCTTTTCATCATCGCTTAAATCATTGAACGTCTTTTTCTTACTACCTCCCGGCGTACCGCCTCCGACTGCGGAAAATTCGCGCTGTTGCTTAGGCGGAGCAAACTGCTTCTCCGCATTCGTGCGATATTCGGTAACGCCTTTGTCTACTTCTGCTAATATCTGTTCCCAAGTCCAATCGGTATGTTCCTTACCCAATTCGGTGGAGCGTGTATCCGCGAATAGTGTCATTGCAGCGTATAACGGATTCTTCAGATCACCGTACCAAGAATCATTCTTACCTAACCAACGTTGAACGGTCGGTGAATTTGCGCCGGTAGCCGGACCCTCCGAAGTGGACTCTTGCCCTTCTCCTGATTCTTCAACTTCTTCCGCCTTTAATTCTCCGGTCAGGGCCACGATCTTCTTGTTAATATCAAGAACGGCAACCTTGTCGCCCTCACCGGCAGCCGCCGCCAAATTCCCTTCCAGTTCCTTCAGTAGATTTTCCCGCGCATTCTTCTCGGCCTCTTTCACGCGCCTGTCCGCCGCCTCCTGTCGCTCGTGCATTGCGCGAACCGTCTTGGCCGTTTCGTCCACTTGCTTCTGTAGTTCCTTGTCGCGCTTCCGGTAGGCGTCCGAAATGCCTTTCTGGTTCTTCACAAAGGTTTTCGGATCGACCCACTGCTTACCCTTATTTTCGGAGTCGGCCTCAAATTCTTCCTTGGGCCGCCAGCCCCAATCGAGGGCTATTTCCTCAACGTCACTCGGTGTTGCTTTTACTTCTTTCTGCTGTTCTTCTTCATGTGCGGCATTTTCATCTTTTTTGCCGCCTTCATCGCCGGACTCTTGCACTTTACCGCCATCTTTCGCAGCCTCCTCGATTTCTTTCTTCAGCGCCTCTTTGGCTTGCTCTTTAGTTGTCGTTCCGATCTCAGCCACTTACGGCCTCCTCGCCTGCCGTGAACTCCGTACCTTCTTCGGCGTCACGCCAGACCATGTTTATATCCTGATCGTTGATTACACGAAAACCTACTCCGTTTTCGTCTTTGAAGGTTAATCCTGCGTACTGGTTATAAAGAATCTTATCACCACGCTTGAGTCCAAGTTCCTTCATCGTCTTGCCGTCAAAGTGCATCCCCGCCGTCGGACCCCAATCAACTAACTCGCCCCGGTTCCATGCGTACTGCTGAACATCAGTTACCGATTCGGGAATCTCGATATGGCTGTACCTTTTTTTCAGATCATCCTGTAAATCCATCGGCTTAACTAAAACACGATGGCCTATCGGAACCCACGGCATACAACCCTCCTTTGAAGGCACTGGTAAAACAAAAAGGCCCGAACTGAATTAACAGTCCGGGCCGTAGAGTAATCCGCCGAAGCGAATCTATACAGTAACCGTATATTTTGGTTGCGGGAGTCGGTATCGCGCCGACCAGAACGGGCTTATGGGACCCGTCGGGACACTTGTCCGTCCCGCCTTATTTTTAATTTACGCCAAGCCTACGATGTGGGTCGCGCCCCTCGGCTTGGCGCACGAACGGAGGTGCTTATGAGCTAATGCACTTCAATCCATAATACACTGGGACGTAAAAGTCAAGATGTAGGCAATATTATTTTTAATCTTCCATAACAAACTTCAGTCCATTCGGCAAAATCTTTGTACTCTCCGGCTGAAGAACATTAAATTGCGGTACACCGAATCCGCCCTGATTCATGTGAATGTCGAGCATAATGTGGGCCGTGCAACGCTGTTGCTTCTTCTCATCCAGATACGCGTCGATCAAGGCCATGACTTCGTTCTTAGTCATTTAAGCGGCGTCCCTTTTTGCCAAGCACCATGCACCGTATATCAAGCAGAACAGTGTAAATATTCCAAGATAAAAGATCAATTTGGGTACGTCCCCACTTTTAGTTTTAGAACATACCGCATTCGACCATTCAGGCAAGGTTGTATAGTCAAGAGGATATTGTTCGGTTATCGGCGCGTCGGTTAGCGACCAACGCGGAACACCATAACCATCAGTATAAATCTCGGAACAAGTAGTAGCTGTGGCTGTCATTTCAGGTATCTCAGTTTCTTGACGGCCACAAGAGGTATGTCGGTAACACCATCTACCATTAATCCTGACGGTTGCTTATAGTAAGTCGCCAGAATACGAATAGCCTTTTTACTTTTCTCATACAAAAATCCAATAGAACGGCATAGTATCGGGTCGGAATCCGGCAGTTCATCTTCTCGCTTCCAACCCGACGTAACGACAGAGGACGAATCTATCCACTCGACATACACCGACCTATACTTTTTCATTTTCCCTCCATTGGCGCTTCGTGTAATCCTAATCGTTGCGCTTTCCTCATAACTTTTCTTCCCCAATCCATGCAATTTTTCTGACGCGCCGTTTTCGCGTATTGCCCCGGTTCAAAACAATTCAAAAGCGCGAATAACACTTTGTATAGTTCAAAAGAAATGCCGTGGTTTTCTTTGCGCCCCTTAATATCCCATTCAGCCGTTAAGTCGGTTTCTTGCCCCAAGAATGTACAATCCTTCTTAACTTGTAAATCCCGGCTACCAATCTTCAGTATTATTCCACCATCTTCCAAAACTCTCGACCGCACAAAGCCCAACGGCATGAACGGTGAAGTAAAGCAATTATTAATCGAGTTGACGAGATTTGTTGCTTCTTTCTTAGTCATTTCTGCCTCCATAAGCATCATAGAGAGTTAATGAGACCCGGAATAATCTTCCTGAACGACAAAGTTTACTGTTTCTGTTATATAACCACAGCCGCATTCCACAGACAACGGGAAACGCTTGTTCTTTGGGACTTCTATTACCATCCATTGCCTACATCCAGAGCATTGCAAAACAATCGCGGCTCCCTTTGTGGATATAGCCGTTGGCAAATAAGTATCACCCTTCATTTCTTGGCAAGCTCCCTCCATATATCGGCGTGTCGTTTAAGAAACCTATGAATCCATTTTTGCTTCCAAGGCCAAATCACAGGGTCGCGTCGATCAAACCAAGCTTCAGTAGTTAATTGCTCAAGGATTTCATTGTGTATTTGCTTGGATGAAGGCGCAACCATTATTTGCTCTCCTGAATAAAATTATTACCGGGGAATCGGTCAATGCCATCCATATTAATTACGTTTGTGGTCGGCCCGGCCCCGCCATGAACTAAGACTACTCCGGCACACGTTGCCACTCTATTTTGAATTGATGTCGCCTATCCCCGGCTTATTCGCTTTCCTGTTCGGTGGATTCTTGTTCAGGTTTCGGAACAATCTTCTCTAATGCAAAAGTTAATGCCTTAATGTATCCAACCGCATGAGCTAATTTAGCTTGCGTCTCATGTGCATTTTCGTAGCACAAAGCAGCACCTCCACCATTTCTATCCTTGGCTTGCGCCTTCTGTTCCTCCAGTTGCCGGAAGAACTCCCGCGTTGGCTCCATTTGCTTCCATGCCGCCCATGCTTCCGGCGGCAACGGCGGCCTCTGCTGACTCTCCATTTAACCCTCCTGTGGGTTTCTGTGATGATGCTGACGCGGCGGAAGATTGTTCGCCTTGCGCCTGAATGTTCATACGTTCAAGATCGAGTTTTACCTGTGAAATTAAATGATCCGCAAATGCCTTGTATTCCGCAAGTTGAGAACCAGCTTCCTTGGCCTCGGCGTTTGCCAGTTTGTAAATCGCATCGGCCTTGATCTGCAATATCTCGGCTTGTAACTTGGCCTCGATAGCGTCTATCTCCCTTTCCTTGACCGCTATTTCAGCCTGCTTCAATGCCATTTCGCCCTGTTTCAGTTGCACATCCGCTGGCGGCTGTTTCATTTCCTCATCGGAAGGCAGATAATCCTCGGAGTCCTCAATTTGTAAAGCATCGAGATACAACTTACCAGCCTTACGCATACGAGGATTTGAGATCGGAATTTGCAGAAAATCAAGTACCGCCTGCGCCTTCATAAGCCGCTGGGCGTCTGTCGCCTCTCGCGGATCGGCTACCGGCACAACATCCAGATCGTCGTCCTGATAATCCGCCTTGGCGACCTGATAAGCCTCATCATCCAGCATCCGGTTGTAATCCATATCTTCAAGGTATCGCCGGTTCAAGCGGTGAATCTTGCGGTATTCGTTTTTGAGGGAGTTGAACAGGCGTTCACGCACGGCGGTAAAGAACTTCGTCGCCTGTTCGATCAAGGCCAGTGTGGTCGTAGCTGGCTGATCGGCTTGTTTGACATCACCAGACAAGACATCCACGGACTGTCCAAGGCGCTGACTGGATTCAATAATCAGTCCAAGTAATTCAAAAAGCGCGGGACTTGGCCCCTGGAAATTGAACGGAATAAACTTGCCGCGCAGATCATTACCACTGCCTTTATCGCGGGCTTGGAGCCATGTGCCCGGTTCAAGAACGAACTTACCGGATTTGCGATTTGCCCCGAATATCTCAAGGTCATCTGATACCAGTCCGCCGCCTGCGTTCTGCAATGTTGCGGCGTCGAGCATCTGATTGATAATCGAATTAACAACCTTGTTCGAGTGCCCCAAGAGACGGCCAAGGCCAATACCGTAAAAAGAACCATCTATGGAAGGCATGAAAAAGAATTTCGTGTAGTAACATTCGGCGTCGATATATGTTACTTCGTTCTTTTTGTTCCACGCGATTGCTTCTTCTTCCCAGCGGGCGGTAATACGAAGAACCTTATTGGTCTTTTTATGCACGAAGATATTTACCGGCTCCGCGTAGCCATCATCGTCCAAATCGTAACACCGGCTCTGTTCGAGAATCAGATATGGATTCTGACTATCCGTTCCACCGCCGGTCTTAGAATCGGCTTCACCTTCGCCTAAATCGACTTTCAGGAACTCACCAGTCCGTTGCTTAGTCGCCAGTTCATTCGGTGTAAGCTCGTATTCGTGGGTAATTCGCTTGGCAGTGTCGAGCGTTTTAGTCCAGTAATGCACCGTTACGTCGCTGGCCCGCAGGAACACTGACTCCGGTTTACCTTTCTCGACACACCAATAGGTTTTCTTAAAGCCAACGCCTGCCACAGCGTAATAGTGCAATAGAGAATCCATGTCCTCATACCAGCCGTCCATCTGTTCGGCAAGCTGGAAAGACATGTGATCGCTGATACGGTCGGCCCGCTCAACTTTTTCATTTGTTTTCTTGCCTACAACCTTGGCTTTGACTACCATACCTTCGCGTACAACCGTCGGCAATGTACGGGAGGCAAACTGCACAGCACCCATCGAGACAAGCGGATAGACGATATTAGCCGCTTCGGCATGCGGGAAGGACTTCTTCTTGGCAATCATTGAAGCAAGTTGCATTGCTTCTTCATTCTGTTTGTCCCATTCCTCGCGGGACTTCTTATCCAGGTCGTATTCCGATACCACAAGCTGACCGAGCGTATCCAGAGTACCTTGCTCTATATCGTCAGCGATATTCTTCTTAGTCGTCCAATCCTTGAGTTTCTGGATATTCTTCGGCACAGAAGGCTGGAAGGATTGTTCCTGCGCCATCGGCATGGCCATCTGTGGTTCAGCGGCCATCATAGGCGCTTCAGGCTGCACCATAGGTTGTCCCATATTTCTTACGTCTATCATATTCAACTATCCTGTTTTTCGATAAGAGGCGGTCTATCCGCGAAACTGATTTAATATCCTGTATCTGGCATAATATTATTTTTTCTTGCGCCTAATATTTCATGTAAAGCTTCTACTTCTGGTTGCATAAACAAGTCGTGTCCCTTTGCAGCATAAATCAATTTGTAGGATGCCCCACATTGACATATTCCATCTTTACCATTGGCCTCCTCGATGGGGCAAGAGAGTCCCACTCGAAACGTTACAATATTGCGGCAACCAGTACATTGAGACGCTAACGTATATAAATATTCTTCCATTTCAATATCCTGTATCTGAATCCGGCGCTTTATGTTGCTGTTCCAAAGAAAAAGAATCTTCATCGCTTTCCAGTCTTGCGCCAAGCCTTTCGGCAAAAGTAATCGCAAGAGCATCCGCGCAGTCGGGACTACTCAAACCACGGGATTTCATGTCCTCTTTCCGTTCAAGTTGTATTTGCTCTCTTTTGTTATATCCATATTCCGGGCCAAGTAAATCGTTTATCAACTCCTGATCGTTTGGTATATCTGCATTTGCCAGCCATTCTTTCATCAGGTCCCACATTTCGGCGCGTTTATTCGCATACTTTCTTGTGTCTGAAGCGCGAACGCCATTCTGCACACCAATCCATCTATGCCCAAGTTGGTGTCCACGGTCTAATACGCCAGCGCCAAGGCCGTCCTCATCCACGAATACAATGTCCGCCCGCCATTTGTTCTCTACCGCCACAAGGCGGCTTGCTACTTGCATCGTATCTAACTCACGGTACTTCTCGGTATGGATAATCTTTAAACCGCGTCGTACCTGCATTACTGTTTGATCGTCACCGAAACGCGCCACGTCACAGCCAACACAGATCGGGCTGTACGCCATTTCCCGCAAATCGTACTCACGCCCAACGGCGGCATTTACAAGATCATTACCGATAAACTGCGTAGAAGCAGCGCGAGGAAATTGCCCAAGACCATGAACGCGCACAAAGTCGCTATCTTCACCGTAATCCTCTACCCACTGCTTGAACTTCGTTAAGTTGCGACTCGACATCTTACAGGTGCGTATGTCCAACTGAAAACGATGCCAACGGTGCATGAGTCTGCCGAAGCATTCACGGAAACGACCCACGTTGCGCGTCGGGTTTCCCAAGACTATCCAAATACTGTTAGGTTCTGTAAAAGCACCTTCGCTTGCTTCCCAAATAGTGTCCGCTATAGAACTGCCTTCATCAAAAATAAACAGTGTTGCCTGCCCGTGGGTTCCAGCGAAAGCCTCTGGCTTCTGTTCGTTCCACGGGATAGCCGAAGCGTACCATGTTTTCTGTTCATTCTGCCGGTAATACTTGGTAGCCGTCCAGACAAACCAATGGCCGTTCAGCGCCCTGGTTTGCCACAGCGCCACTTCACGCCATGTCTTTGTATCTAACTGTGTGGCAGTATTGGCCGTAACTACGATACGCGGATTCTTAAAGCAACTATTAAACCAATGTACCAACCATGCGGCCAGAGCACCCTTGCCAACGCCGTTACCACTGGCGACAGCTATCTGCAAAGATTCTGTCTTGTATTTGCCGGACGCATAATAATCCTCGATAACCGCCATTACATCGTCTTGCCACTTATCAGGTCCGGCTTCATTCGCCAGTTCCGTTCCCGGAGCACCCCACGGATAAATGACACGCACAAAGGAACGCGGTTTCTGGCGATACTCCACACAGATTTGAGCCAAGCGTTCATCGAGCGTCAGGTTAGGATCAAACGTCATTCAGCTTCTGCTTTCTCCCAAAACTCGACCACATATTCAGTGCCGCAAACAGAACATTCGATCATTTCTGGCAGTATATCGCCCTCAAAAAAGAAGCCTGGATTTTCATAACCGCAATTTGGACAGGCCATTAAATGGCCTCCTTGTATTAAGATATACATTCACTCCATTTGGGTGATAGTTTATATTTTACCGTATTGGAATATGTTACATTCGGCGGTGACCAATCAGGAATAGACCTTGCCTTGCTAATCAGTAATCGCATATAAAACTGCTTTTCTTTATCCGTCTGTTCTATATATGGCTCAAATCGCCAATGGAGCCTAAGTGGTCCACATTCCGCTCCTTGTGTATGCCTGGCTTTTTCTACCTCGCATAAAAATCGTATTAGATTCTTAAATCGCGCCTCTACGCCACTATAAAAGTTCTTATAGGGCGGCCTACATCCAAAACCATAGGCAACATAAGGCTCGCCAGTATCAGCCCAAGCAAAATTTGTATTCTCGCCCACTACTCCAACATAATCTTCAGCCCACTCTTTGAGCCTGCGACAAAACGCTTCGTCGTTTTCAAAATTCGGTAACTTTAGTTGCGAGAAAAGAGGCAAAGCAAAGACACTGGCAAATAAACTACGCCTATTCATATTATCCTTCTTTCTCTATCGGCGGCGGGACAAGACTTATAACGCCACTGTGGGCCGCTTCCTGTGCCTGCCGCTCTTTTTCCCGTTTCTCCGCGTCATCCAGTAACTTAGACGCCTCACCGTTGACATGCAAGGTCTGTTCGTATCTGTGTTTCCATTCGTCCCGGCGGCGGTTCGTTAACCATGCCATAGCCGCTGCCGTATCGGGCGGAACACTGCGCTTGACGCGGCAGACTTCTACACGGTGCTCCCCGAAAGCTTTCTTTAAATCATTCAGCGTGAGATTGATACCAGCCGCAGTTGCTTTAGACATCAGTTTCTTAGCAATAAACTCCACCGCCGGTTTCTCGGTAATCTCTTCGTATTCGTATCCGCAAGCCCTCTTGTAAAGACCGGCCTGCACCTTCATGTCCGCAAGCTCTTTGGCGGAGTTCATCGCTTCCAATAGGTCGGGGTGAATCTGCCTGTGCTTACTGAGAGTAGATGCAGAGATACCCAATTTGGAAGCAATTTCTACATCCGTTGCGCCTTGGCCGCACCACTTGGCTATTGTGTCTAAGTGTGGTTTAATATGCGTATTATATCTGTCTTTACGATCAAAAGTCATTTCCTCTCCTATGCCAATAAGTCTTTGATATTATCAGCCATTGCCCGGCTGATTTCAGGATCAAGTTCAATAGTCTGCTCGTTGAGCCTGTTGGAAAATTCATTAAGAATTTTCAACTTTTCTTCGTCGGATAATTGCGGTCCGTTAATGGCGTTCTTTATGTTTTGAGAAAAGGTCATTGTTTTCTCTCCCTTGTCAATCCAGCAGGCGTACCGATCCAGATAGTCATAAGACTGTCCAGACCGGAAGTATGACGTTCAACATATATGGCATGGATGAAGTTATTCGGCAGGCTGTCATTGGTACTCTCGGAAGTGAATGCGGCACAATATCCGGTCGGCAATCTATAACTGACAACGCCGGAATCCGTGGCAAAGAAGGTCAAGTGACTGCCGTTGGATTTCCATTTGCTGCACGATATGTCATAAACGGTTCTTCCGCCGTAAGCATCCAGCGAGTCGGATATATCTGTCCAAAGTGTGTCCTGATCGAACCTTACCGCGCCTTGTGGCCCGCCAAACCAGACATCGTTGCTGTCATCCACGGCGATAGCGTAAACGCGGTTACTTGGCAAACCATCGGCTGTGGTATAGTTAAACCACGCACCCGGCCCCATATAAACCGTTGCACCACTATCCGTGCCAAACCAGAGATTGCCGGATGAATCGCGGGCCATTGAGAATACCGTTGTCCCCGGCAACGAGTCCGTGAAGTTATTAAATACCAGTGTGTCGGGATCAAAGAAATACAATCCAGCGCCAGTCCCGTAAGTTCCGAAATAGACATTTCCAAGAGTATCCGGCATGACGCGCCAGACATTGTTCGATACCAAGCCGCTGTCGGTGTTGAGTAATCTTATAGTACCAAGTGATAGACCTGCGCCAGTTGCCAACCATGTCGCGCTATTAACGGGCGACCACGCGAGGTCCCGCACATCATTGCGGGTATTAGGTGCAATCGAACTATCGGCGGTTAATATGATCGTGAATGTACTATCGGTTTCGGGTGAGGCATAACCAGAAGCCAGCGCCACCCATAGATTGTTGGCAACATCTGTCGTTATCGCACGCACCGGATTCTGCTTGAGCGAATCCTGTATAGTCAGGAAAGTAAACGTCCGCCAAGTAGCGGTTGTTATCTGTGACCACAAAAGAACCGGAATAAGCAAACACAACGCAAATAGTTTCTTCAATTTACAAACCGCTCCCTGTTTTCAATATACGGCGCGACATTCTCCCGCAGAAACTCGACAATATCAAAAGCCTTTCCCTTCGGCGCTCCTAGTCTTTCAACGCACAGGTCGGCAATAGTCTGGATTTGCGTAACAAGGTTGTCTATATTCTCAGGAACACCGATAATAGAAAACTCTGGATTGACAAAAGAAGGTATATCGCCAGAAAGAATGATAACTTCGTTCTGTTCGTACATGATACTGATGGTTCCGGTGCGTGAATCAACGAAAACCTTCTTGATATATTTATCAGCGCCGCCCTGTACGCCCTTTTCGACCGTCATAAGATTGCGTCCGGTAGAAAACAGGCCGAGAAGGATAGCCGGATTAACGCGAAGGATGTATTTTTTCATAAGGGGATTATCCCTTTTCGGCAGAATCATCTTCTACCGTCTCAATAAACGCCTGAAATTTGCCGTCCTTTACGGCCTGCCTTATTTCCGCCACGCCCTTAATAAAACGATTGACCGGCTGCCAATCTAAAGCCTTCCCGCAAGCAAAACACTCTTGGGGTGGCAAGCGCGACTCTATTGGCACTTCAAACTTAGCCCCACAAATGCAAGCTATTTTAACATAACTTATTTCTTTTAAATCAGTTACATAGACTTTCTTGGTCATTTTCCCTCTCATAGGCGGTAAGGGGAGGGTGCCGGTGCCTGCATTGGGCTTTGGTTCCGATAGCAGAGGGTTCGACTCCCTCCCGCTCCACCGTTTTAAGACAATGACCCGGTCATCTAATGGCAGGACGCGCGACTTTAAATCGTGATACGGGGGTTAGAGCCCCCTCCGGGCCACTAATTAAAATAGATCAAAACTATTCTGGAATTGGACCTTCCATAAAGGTTAAAAATATTGAACCATCTGGATATCGAAGATGGCTAAACGCATTGATTCTCGCATTGGCTACGTTCTTCGTAACATAAGCAATATCAAATGAATATAGATCAAATTCATGGTCATATATAGCAACACTTAAATCCCCATATTTTGATTTTATATCCTCAAGATCGTGAATTAGCTCGGAAATCTTCAATGGATAACCCATTTCATAATTCCATCCCTTCCTGTGGATATACGCCAAGCTCCGGGTCCGTTCCATACTTATCCGCATAGGCGACAATGATTCTTGAGAGATTTAGCAGGATTTTTGTCTGTAATTCAATCAGATCGTCCCGCAGATCGCGTTCAAATCCGCGAACTTGATACGTTTCCATCAGTTCGGTGTGTCTTTTCAGGTCAATATCGCCTGCCGCCAAGAACATTTGCGCCTCAATTCTCATTCACCATAACAAATTTGCAGTGAAAATGCAAGACGTACGACAAAATTATGCTTTTAGCGTCTTTCGGAACGCATCGAGATCAAATTTAAGGCCCGGACAGGTCTTATGCAGATTATAGTCGCGGTGTCCTTTGACATTCGCCACCGGGATATTGAATATGTCCATGAGCGACTTGACCAGCCGGGCCAGTAAGGCTAATTTTTCAGGAGAAGGAGCCTCCAAATCATAATTACCGACAACACAAATGCCGATTGACTTGATATTCATGCCCTCTGTGGGACAATGAGCGCCCTGTTCAGTCAGCATACGGCCCACAAGGATTTGCAAAGTGCCTTCAATATCTTCCATGCCGTATTGATAGCCGATATCATTCCAGCCGTTAGTCTTTGTATGGTAATCTTTTATGTCATCCCACGATAAAGTCTTGCCGTCCGCCGTCTGGCTGTGGTGAATCAGGACATGGGTAATCTGTCTCATTTGATCTTCTTTCTATCAATCGTGCAGCGCAGCATTGCATTAATCCTTTTCAGGCGTCATTTGCACCACGGAGCAACAAGCCGCCAAATTAACTCAAGCGGAATAAAAATGATAGGCCAAAAACATATAATCCCAAGAGTAGAGAAGAAAATCTCCCATCCTTTTTCTCCTTCGGTCTTAAAGTCATCCCAAAGCTCCACAGAACACCAAAACGATGTTGCCAGCAGTACCCATATAAGACATAGTTCATAGATCGCCAAATGGGAAAACATATTAATCCTCCTTACCATGTTATGCTTTGACTTTTTTGCAAGCACCCGTAATCTTCGGATAACGCTTTGATTCTATTGCGGCTTCTTTATAATCTTTACTTAAAAAGGTACAAGACGAAACATAAGTCGAATCCGCCTGTACCAACACGGCATCACAATGAATGACATAACCATTCAGCCCTGTATGTTTTCCGGTAGGGTTATTCTCTGGAATAACCAGCACCTTGACGCTCTCTGGTAATATGCGGACTTGACTGACTTCCTTGAGACCAATCCTAGTTTCGCGCCGAAGCCTCATAATCTGATATTCGAGATAGCCGCTTGTCGCCGAAGCAACACCAACCGCTATTATTAGGCAAATCCATATCCAAGCAGACTCCATTCTTTCATCCTCTCCCATGCGGGAGAACTAAGATACACACTAAAACAGTGAATGCCTCTGTAACGTCTCACTGTTAATTAGTGCAAATAAGAGCGCCGCAAATATCGTAGGGGACATTAAACCTCCTAAAAAGTTGCCCAAAATTATACACAAAATATTTTTACAGAAACTAAATGCAATACTCGTAAACTCCCGGCAGGTAGTCCATCCCTAAGAGACGCTTGACAAACCAAGCCTTTATGCCGTCATAATCCTCAGTCATAAATAAGTTCCTTAACTCATCGTCAACTATCGGCTCTACATACACCCGCTGGCTGTACGCCGCCCAACTCCTAAACGCAGGAGCGAAAAGCTTTATTAGCTGTTCGTCAGAAATAACACGAGGCGCAGGTTTGCCAAAAAAGAATTTCCAAATTTCGTATGGCAGATCGTTAAACATTACTGATCCGGATTTTGGATAATGAAAGTACCCCCATAACTTCCAGTTTGCACTTTGCCGGTTTTATTAGCTTGCGCCTTGAGCGCATCACTAACTTCGCGCAGTCCTGAAGTTTTTATATACTCCTCGACGGTCTTTTTAAAGTAGGCTTCACAAGTTGGCTCTAACGCATGCACTAACTTGTTTAATTTTGATATACCAAGGGACATTCTATCCTCCTACGGTAAAATAAAAAAGAAAATCAAAACAGTAGCGACATTTCGACAAAGGGTTGGGTCCCTCCGCGCCTTGCCACAGCACCGCGCCCCCCCGGTGGCCTCGGCCTGTCCGGGAAAAGGAGTCTCTTTTAGTTTTTCGGGAGTTTCCGGCACGGCTTCCAGCTTGATTAGGTGAACTAACGCAGGTTTATTTGACGTGGACAATATAAGCATAAAGGGCTTAAAATGCAAGATACTTGATAAAGGCGGCTATACATGAACAATCTAAGCCCCTAGGAGGCGCAAGGCAGCACGATCCGGGCGCAAGGCTTGTGCAGACACCTTGCCTTATTATCAAACTTGCCTATATATTCTCAAAGTACAAGGTATTGTCAAGCTTGGCTATCAAGCTCTTATCTTGCCTTTTGCCTTATCTTTTGCATATTACAACACACCAGCTATTAAGTTATTAGAGACACAAAAGACTAAAGGCAGTACATATAAGGGGATAGCCAAGATACAAGTGTTGGCATGATATATGCAATATACAAGTTAGATATTTTACCCTAACTTTTATCCGGAGGCCCGCAATGGTACTACTTGACCGCGAGACGGCTAATCTGCTCCATGTTGCCCAGGCTATCCTAGCCCGTTTGGAGCTTGAGGCTCAAGAATCAAATAACGGTCAATTTACCTGCGCCGCGTTATTGCCGGATTTGCGGCGGGCGATTGCCAATTTTGTCAACGTGGATCAAATAGCCGTCAAATAAGCCTTGTAACATACAACCATTAAGAAAGTCAACCTATCACTTAGCAGGAGCGGAAAAATGACCAATTATCCTTTATCGGCGACAAGGCACTCGTACCTTAAGCTAGGGCGTGTTGACAATCGCACCTGGAGTTTTTTCGATTGTTCGACCGCTGACCCGGCGCGAGTTGGCCCGTATTACGGGACCAAGCTGGAGGCCATAGCAGACGCTGACCGCTATTTCGCGGAATACGGCGACAACTAATCCTGCTGTAGCACAATTTGTAAGGAGCCGCATAAATCTTGATATTTAACAAGGGGCTGAACGTGGACAACAAGGATAAATCCTTTGTCGCAGGATACAAGGCCGTCAAAAACGGCCTGATTGACCGGGAATTAACAGCGCGGGAGATAGCAACGTATTATCGCGAACACGATGAAAGCACTTTTTACAACGGCATGATAGACGCGCTGAACAATGACAGCTACCGGTACAATCTGATAATTCACAAGTGGCAAACGCAATTAGCGTTATAACTCTTTTCCTTTATAGCAGTTCCTGGGTTATCCACCGGTTATCCACAAGGGGAGAAAATGAAACGCATAACAAGGTTTTCTGGTTCAAAAACTCAAGAGGCCGCTTTATATTTTTACGAAGAACCGTTTTACGATAAGTCCATTTGTCGCCATTATCCGGCGGATTATGTCGGTAAGTTTGACGGTACAGTAGCGGCTTGTGCAAAATTCCTGCGGGATTGCAGGCGCAGTTGTAGACGGGCAGGCGGCAATATTACCAGGGACCCGGAGCAACTCCAAACTATAATCATCCACCGGAACAAATAGCTAATTTGGACAATCGCTATCCGAATTGTCGCAAGACAATTAAGAATGACTCCTATTTGTAACGTCAAGTCATTGACCGACAATCTCTAACATAGAGGAATAACATGGAAAACAAAATTGAAAAAGCGTTAAAATGGCTCAAACAAGCTCAGTCCTGCCAGGATCGAGACGCCAAAGACATTTGTATTGAAGCTGCCGTTAACCAATTACTTGAGATCGAATACCTTGAATAGCGATACACTGAGATATAATGCGATATGTTGCAAGGTGCGATTTTGATTGACGGCGGATGACAGATAAGAATAGTTCTTAATTAGACCATTTCAACCATAAGGCAAGGCTTTATAATACATAAAAGCATTTCTTTACAGCTTTTAATACTTTACTTACTAGTCTTTAATATATTTGAGTACAGAAAGACAAGTACAGTATTAAATAGGGTTCTTTATTTAAAATACTAACCCGGAGGCAGGAAATGTCTAATACAGATTTGCAGGCAGCGGCTTGCGATAAGCTCAAGGGGTGGACTGTTATTGTTTCAGGCCGTGAACTGTATTTTAAAAGAAATGTAATGCTCGGTGATTTTTCCGTAAGCACGGAATACGTCAAGGTGCGTCTCAACGGTACAATTATTTATCTTCCCGATTGGCAATTTGATTCAGACGGCTTTCCTGTTTTACCGAAAAACTTTTAGCTAAACCTTGCATTTCGCCTTGTTTCTTGCACTTTGCCTTATAATATATATAGTCTTTAATACAGGAGAAAAAGACAAGTACAAGAGATATATAAAGATACAAAGGCTTTGTATGTTGGCATACTTAATGCAATAGGATATTTACAGCAGCAAGAAAGTCAACCTAAACCCCGGAGAAGACAATGGACAGCATAGAAACAATCGAAGTTGACGGCTTGACCGTCAAGATTTACCAGGACGAAGATATTGAAAGTCCCCGCAAGGAATGTGATAATTTCGGCAAAATGGCTTGCTGGCACTCCCGCTACAACCTAGGCGACGAACAGCCAAGCGAAAATCCGCCGGCCCCTTTTCGTGTCCCTGGGACAGCGGGCAAGTGGGCTTTATCTATGCCACGCCCGAAATGATCCGAAAAGAGTACAGCGTCAAGCGGATAACAAAGGCTATCCGCGAAAACGCCGGTCATGTACTCGAACAGGAAGTCTCAACATACGATCAATACCTGACCGGGGATGTTTACGGTTATGCCGTCGAGGACGAAAAGGGAGAAGACCTCGATTCGTGCTGGGGATTTTACGGCATGGATTATTGTATCGCACAGGCAACAGAACAAGCCAAATGGTACGCCGACAACCGCGTCAACGGGGCAATGATTGACGATTTACAGCTTGCCGTTTGACCCTTACACCTAACCGGGGCCGGGTCCGTACGACCGGCCCGGTAACTTAAAAGGAACGCCAATCATGGATCGTCAACGGACCTGCAAGCAGCGTGTCCGCGCTCATTGTAAGTCAAGGCTCGCGGACTTGCGCCGGATGCTCAAGGCAATGGCAAGCGATAACGATAACAAGCGGGATGCGGCTCTTGAGGAGTTTTCCGAATACGGCCTTTGCTTTGATTATGTAAAGGCAGAAACCGACTATAACCCGGATAAAGAGGGATATTTCCGCTATCAAATCTCCTATGGCGGGCCGTCCGATGAGTTCCGCTTTTTTACCGGTCCGGACTTCCGGCCTTACAAAATCGAATACTGGTTCCTCGATTGGTTTGATGGTGCGTCGATCACACTGTCCGGCGCGGGTCTTGAATTACTGGAAAGAGTGTTTGATGACTTTAAAGATTGCGGAACCGTTGAAAACGCCTATCAAGAGGCAATTAAAGCCTAGCTTCCGGCAGCGTCAACACCGGCAACATGGAGGTAAGTAATGGCAGCCTTGACGATTCACAACTTCAAGCAGAAGATGGAAGAAAAATGCGCTAAACGTGGTATCTATGAGAATTTTGGGCAAAAAGAGATTAGAGACCTGAAAGACAGATACCATTACGATTGTTACTCGCTTAATCCGGCGGTCAAGGAAATGGCCCGGCTGATTGACAAACTCAATGACTGGTGCATGGACTATACCGGGAGGGCTTAACTATGCACTTTTACCTTGAGCTTGCCTGGTGGCTCTTAATGCTGTCAGTCCCGTTGATCGTTCACTATGGAGGCAAGATAAAATGACTCGCAAGCAATTACGAAATAGATTCAACTTTCTCAAAAAAGGCTTATCACAAAATCTGGCCGTAACGCTGGAAAAGGCGCTCAAGTCCGGGGCTTTAGACTTATCGAAATATGATGATGACTTTGAGCTTCCGAAGATTATCGTTACCGCTGCACTCCGCCGGGAAGCCTATCAATGGGCACCGCTGACGGAGGACGGTAAAGCCGAAGTCCGCAACCTCGAACTTTTTATTTAAGGAGTCTCGACAATGACCCTATCCCAGCTACTATACTTTATCGAGCTTGCCTCCAAGTGGGGCAAGTACCGGCTTGCAATCAAGCTGGCCGGAAAAGCAATTAAACTGACTAACCTTTAAAGGAGCCTTCCTATGATTAAAGTCTCAGGATGCCGCGAATGTTATTTTTTTAATTACAACGAATGGGGGCCAAGTGCCTGTAACTTGAACCTCGAAGATGAAACCTTGACCGACCAAGTGGACAAACACACGGAAGATGATGGCCCACTTCCAGCTTCTTGTCCGCTCCGCAAGGGGCCGATAACCGTACAGCTAAAGGAGAAGTAAAATGTTATCAGAACTTAAAAATATTCTGTACTTCCGGGTTTTGTCTACTACGGCCAGCGAAAAAGGGTTCGAGGCAATCCAAGTTACCGAGGAAGTAAATGGATATGCCGTATGGTATTTAATTAAAGAAGATTGTAAAATAATGAAATTTTTTCCAGCCTTAATCAGCGCAAGGGAGGACGCGCTTGAATATGGCGTTGCGATAACCAAATGACCCCTACCCGCAAACAGCTTGACCGTTTAGCCCCTGCTATGCGCGGCGGTATGCGGATAAGCCGTACCGCACCAGCGGGCGTTGACGCAAGGCGGGGCGACCTTGTCATGGTGTCGCAAGGCCAGTTTTTCAGCCTCTTTATCGTTATCGACCGGGCGGGTCAAGTCCGGCAAAGGAAAGCGATTTTTAAATCCTAAACAACGGAGGCTTAATGTCCCGACTATATGACGCTGTAATATTTTTCTTTCTTCTTATCGTTTCAATCTGGCTGTGGTGGCAACTTAAAAAGGCGGAGAAACCATAATGAAATTCAACATTGAAATTGACCTGCCGCACCCGGACGAATTTACTTTAGATGCGGCGATATTCGACCTGCCACAAGAAACAAGCTATGGCGATCCCAATGAAGGCAGTGTTGACTTTGAAAGCCTAGAAGGCGGCAACCCGACTGACTTGCCCGATGAAGCAATCGCTTACAGCTACAAAATTACACCAAGCCCCGGACATATAAACCAGTTGAGAACCCCGATTAAGGAGTCCTAATGCGCCAATCCAGCGTCTTAACCTTGCCCGCCGTTGACCAGTTTATCGCGGATAACGGCAGCCGGATATTCAGAACCGAAGCAGAACAACAGCCGTCATGTTCCTGGCTTGAGCTTGTACCAGACGTTAGTTCACCCGCGCCGGATGATGAAAATTCATGGCCGGGAATGGAGGCGTAAGATGAACGGCTGGAAACGAAGTACAATAAGCCTGTCAATGGCGGACGGCACACAATCAACAGTACCCGCGCTGGTTAAAGGCGGCTTGGCTGTACACGGCAAGGAAGGTTGGTATAAAATCAGCCACGCGCCCAGCGGTTTTTGCTTGGCAGATTACAAGAAAGAGCCATTAAGGCGGATGGAGGCCATTGATAGGGCGGAGCAACTTTTAGCGTTGGCGGACTGGAATAAAACCGCCGATGAGATAGTCAAGGCGCTTGAAGCCAATCACAATCAATTATACCATGAAGCCCTGCGTATTGTATGGGCCAAGTGGTAAACGGGAGGAGCAAGATGAGCTTACAAAAATACCTCAATGAAAAGATGGAGTACGGAGGAGAATTATGGCCGCGAGGTAAAGTCATTCAAGACTTAAAAAGAAAAGGGGCCACGCGAAAACAAATCGATATGTACCTGATTGGCGCAGAAAAAAGAAAACAAATCAGGGAGGCCGAATGTTCGAGCGAATAATCCTGATCGGATTCTTACTGTTGTTAATCTGGTCTGCCGTCTGCGGCGTGTTCGATATTGACAAATAGGAGGAAAAATGAACGACGCTCAAAAAATAGCTGAGGGTAAACTACTTGGCTTGGGCTATAAGCCATTCGATCAAGCGCAGTTTGATTATGAATGGCCTTATTATTATCGCAAAGGAGAAACCATTGTCCGTGTTGACGAAAACGGCAAGGCAACGCCACTTCCACGCATTGAAAGGACTAAGCCATGAAAACCTACACGGTGATCGACAATGAAACAGGCAGGACATTGACGGGCACGGCTATAATTCTCGGATATTGGGATCGGGAAAGCATTGCAGAACGCTTAATGGACTACGAGGACACGGACGGGGGGCCGCAGCCAACACCGGAACTGATCGACAAGACTTGCGAAGCAGTGATACGGATTTACGAGCAGTTCGGCGACTTCCCGGACGCGAAGGAAATTATTGTCGAGTACAGACACTTGAGACGAATGAAGGCCGACGCGAAACCTTTCTGAAGCCACTAAGCCACTAACAAGGAACAAAAATGACTAAGCGAGATCGACTAAGAGCCGAAGCCCGCAAAGCCGCTACTTGGCGCGGGCATAAACTTTCCCCTTTTAATCTTGACGATTATGCCATTTGCCTCAATCCGGGCTGTACCGCCCAAGTAATGATCGAGACAAATCCGGCCCCAAATAGCACCGATATTGCAGGCAGGGCCGTTGCCATGAACTGCCCATGTAGATAATCATTCACCTGAACCAGCCCGGCCAGCAACCGGGCTTTTTTATTGCCAGTCAGCGGCTAAACCAGTAAGAAATATTACCGTGTTTTTCTTACAAATTGTCGGTACTTATTCACAACTGCCGACAATTTGAATCAGCGCGGTCGATTTTGACCATGCTTGTAGCCGCCCGCATAGCCGAGAACATAGATCGCCGCAACAAGGGCCAGTATTATTATAGTTTCCATATACTTACAGCCCCTTTGCTCATTATTCTCAAACAGCCCAGCCATATCCCGCCAAGGGTAAGGGGGGCGTCGTAAACAAAACGCTATGTACATACGTCTCGGTTAGCGAGAAACCCTATGTTTGAGTGCCGCCCTTAGCTTGCTCTTGTGTTCCTCACTCATTTCTCTTTTTCTAAAAGGATTATTCCCGGCCCGATAATGCCACAAAGAACAGTCCTTAAACTTGCAGGCCGTTACTTCCGCCGGGCTGTACGTTGAACAATCAAGGCACTTGGCCCGGATAGGTTTCATTAATCCGCCCTTACCCCTTGAGCCTTTGCCGTAGCGGAGCGGCCACAAGCTGCAATCCGTGGCCGTGCATTGCTGTACTTCTGAATAACTGTCATTGCAACACCAGAGGCAATAAGCTCTCACGCTTTTCAAGGGCGTCTTTAAATCTTCAGGCTTGTCCATTGTCCGCCTCCTTATATTGCCTTGACTTGTACTCGGTCGCCGCCGATAGGTAATGCTCGGTCGGATTGAAAGAAGTTATCAGTCTGTTGTCGTGCTGGTGAATCAGCTTGACTTCTTTTTCTTCCCCTGGATTGCCGGTCAGGCAGTCCCGGTTTTTCTTTATCCTGACATGGAGAATGAACTCCGTATCAAGCGAGTCCAGGTTTTTTACGCCGCACTTCCACGGCAGGACGGTACTCAGTATGATCGAGCTTGCCATTTTAATTTCGCCGGAGCCGCGCATTTTATCTAATGTCGGATTCAGTAAATGTTCCTGTATATCCGTCTGGCTCTTACGCATTTGCGCTACAATAATAATCCAGATTGATTCTCTTTGAGCAAGGTCGCGCAAATTCCGCATGGCATAGCGGATAAATTCGTTCTCGTTTTCGGCAAGGCTCTTTGTCAACGCCGGTATGGTCTGGATATAGTCAACCACAATACCGTCAAGGCCGCGCTTGATCTTGATTGCCTTCACCTGTGCGGCCAGGGCCTCCAACGCTGGCGGCTGGCGACTGATCCAGAGATTGCCTTCCGGTATTTCGGCGTACTGGTCAACGTCCGATACCATACGCGCCACCTCGATAGGCTGCTGTTCGTAATTATAAACCGCTATCCGCTTCTGCTTGGCCCACCGCGCCACAAGGTTCATACACAAGGTCGTTTTTTTGGAGCCGGTATCACCGTAGATTGTCATTAACTGGCCCGGCCTCAAGTCGATATGCTTGTCCAGTTCAGTAAAGCCGGTAAGCAGGCCGCGCTTCTGTTCGATCTCACCGGCGGATTCGGCAAGGCAAGCTTGATACTCCACCAAATCAGAATGTCCAGCCGCCTGTTCTTTATGATACCGATCTTCCAAGATTGCAAGGTGTGTTTCAAGTTCGTCTAATGACTCCGCGTAATTATCTTCCAGCGCCGACAACATTTTCCGCGCCTCGGCTATCAGCCTGTCCTGGCTATGGCGGAGAACGACAAGGCGAATACTGGACTCAAGTTCCACCGGAACAACATAACCTTCCGCCAACTTGAACACGCCTTGCATATCAAGCAACGGATTGTCCCGCTGCTGTAGCTCCCGCGCTACCTCGACCGGCGTAACGTCAATGTTCTTTGCGGAAAGTTCGGCCAGAATTGCAAAGACGGCGCGGTAAACGCCGCTTGCGAAAAAAGGCGGCCTTAATGCCTCGACCGCGAGCACAAGCGATACCTTGTCGCTCATGGCCGCGTTGAGAATGTTCCTCTCCGCTATGTCCCGCGCCTGGTCGAATCGCTCAGTCAAGCTTTCCTCCTATGGACACTGTGTACACTTGGATAGTGCGGACGGATAACGCTTACCACAAGACTTGCAGGTGTTTAAAGACTCATAAGAAAGAGGCTGCTGGCCCCATTGCTGGCCTTCGTTGTAATGCGGTTCGTTCCAGCATTTATTGTTAAACCACGTCTCAAAGTTTTTCCAGTTAGGCCACCATTCAGAGGCATAAACAATCCTCAGTCGCTTTTCTTCTACAATCCAAGCCAGTATTTTATCTATTGTTTCTTGGCTTGGCTTGGCCTTTATCCATTTTGCGAGACTTTTTTGCTTCCCCTGCTTGTTCGGATAGGACGACCAAACAGGCTCAAACTGATCTAGTATTTCTTTTTCTTTTATTTTCTTTACTTTACTTTGCGGATTTCCGTCACCGGATATTGAGTTTCCGTCACCGGATATTGCCTTAAGCTGAGGTTTATCCGGCGGTAACGCGGTTCTTTTCTTATATGCCTCAGAGATTCGAGACATAAAGTTATCAGACCAGATAAGTTTTTGTGACCATAAATTAGCGTCTATCGCACCTAACTTTGACAGAGTATCCAATATGTTGCAACATTTTTGCCAGTCAACTAGCAAATAAGCGGATAAGTATTCTTGGTTTTCAGGTGAACTACAATCAAATTGGTGACCCTCGGTGTGTCCTAAGATTTCAAGAATTTGAAACCACGCCGCATAGCCATCGTTGCCATACTTACTTTTTAAAATAAAAATTGTCTTGCCGTGCTTTGTGTCGTGAGGGAAATAGTCAACAGTCGCCTTGGTTGGCCGAGCCATAGATCAGCCTCTTTCTGCTCTTTTTTGATAATATTTTAAGGTTGGAACATCAAAC